GGAAAACTTTCCAGTAACTATTACGGAACATCGAGCGGTGCTACAGATGGCTCCGCAACTCAATCAGAAGCATCAAAAATAAACACTGGACCGATCTTAACTGATCGTAAACAAAGTAGTGTAGACAAACTGGAAGAACTATACAACATGATTGCACAAGGCGGACCACCCCCAGAGGCATTCGCGGCTTGGGCTGAACAAACTAAAAAATTAGTTTCAACTACACAACTTGGTCAAGATATAACAGACAAACAAACAGGCGCAAAACATTCTAACAATATTGGATTGGCAAACATATTCAATCTTGATTCACTTGGTACAACTAATCAACCTTTTGGAGATGCTTCGTTTACATACGACAAAGATAAACAAGTTTGGGTAAGATCAAGTGGACAGTTACAAATAGATCCAGGACTTGGTACAATTAAGTTTTTAGCAGGGACACGTATTCAAGATATTATTGAAGAATGTATAATCTTAAGTGATTATGGAAAAAATATTATTGATGCGCCAGCAGTAAAAGGTATGCGTCCTTGGTTTAAAATTGATACACAAGTTTTTAATATCACAGATAGAAAAACAGAAAAGAAAACAGGTGTGCCTCCAAGAATATATGTGTTTAGAGTTTTACCTTATATGGTCCACGAAAGTAAATTTATTGCTCCAGACGAAACACCAGCAGGACTAAACGCTTTAAGAATACAAACTTGTAAACGTTACAATTATATCTATAGTGGTGCAAACGAAGATATTTTAGATCTTGAAATTAATCTTGATAATACATTCTTTAAAAGTGTATCTCCTGGAACACTTCCAAAGAATAATCTTGCAGACGGTTCTAAAGAAGGTGAAGATCCGTCATTGAAAACTACAATGACTCCTACTAACAACGATTCACAAGTTAATAATAAAGCATTAGAAAATCGTAACAACAATGCCAAAGCGGCAGGTGCAGTCAGTCTTGATGATATGCGTGTTGACATTGCTCGTAGATTTAACGAAGCGATTGTAAACAGTGATGTTGACTTATTAACAATCGACATGACTATCATGGGCGACCCTTATTATATTGCTGATAGTGGAATAGGAAACTATAACTCAGAGAACACACAATTTATTAATCTTGATGCAGATGGAAGTATAGATTATCAATATGGTGAAGTAGATGTTGAAGTATTATTTAGAACACCAATTGATTATAGAGATAACGGTATTATGGGATTCCCAGATGATACTGTGCCAGTTGATTTCTTTAGCGGATTATATATGGTAATTAGTGTTAAGAACGAATTTGCCGCAGGACAGTTTAAACAAGTACTTGAACTTGTGAAAAGACCGCAAATGTCTGAGAAAGCAACAGCAGACAGCGGTGAAAAAGGAACACAAGAAATTAAAACAGATAACGCACAAGGTACTGATAAGCGTAAAGAAGAAGAAATTCAAGATGCCACAGACAGAACAACAAATAATGATCAAAGGGTGTTTACTTAATGGCTAACGAAAAACGTACAGCAGGCCAAGAAGCCAAATTAGACTCCGGTCCATATATTGGAAGAGTTGTAGGACATCTTGATCCTAACTATATGGGAGCTCTTGAAGTACAACTACTCAAAGGCCAAGTAGCAAACAACGATGATGTTGGCGGCCAAACATTCAAAGTACACTATGCAAGTCCATTTTACGGACAAACTCCTGTTAACGGTATTAGTGCTAACCAAGGCTTTGCATACACACAACAAGCATACGGTATGTGGATGACACCACCAGATGTTGGAAGTAGAGTTCTTGTAACATTTGTTGAAGGCGCGGCCAACATGGGTTACTGGATTGGGTGTATACCTGACAACTATATTAACCTTAATGTACCAGACAAAATTGCAACAAGTTTCTTTTCAGGCAAAGCCGAAGGAGACGGTGCAAAATCAGCAATAGCAAAAACAAGCAAAGTTGTAGTTGGTGAAATTAATAAAAAGAATCTTGTAGACAATAAGGGTAACGATCCTACAAAATTTAAAAAGTCTATTAACGAAGAATGGATGGACTTATTGTTTGCTCAAGGACTTGAAGCAGACGGCACAAGAGGTTTAACAACAAGTAGTGCAAGAAGAGAATTACCAAGTATGGTGTTTGGTATAAACACACCAGGACCATATGACAAGAGACCTGGAGCACCAAAAGCAGGATACGGTCCTGGAGGACAGGCGGCATCAATTCCTTTTAACAGACTTGGCGGAACAAGTTTTGTAATGGATGACGGTGATGACAAAATTTTACGTAAAGGTCCCGCAGGTACAACTAAAAAGGAATTTGTCAATCACGAAAAGGGTGAAAAGGGCGGAGACTACACAGTACCACACAACGAACTTGTGCGTATTAGAACACGTACAGGACATCAAATATTATTACATCAAACAGAAGATCTAATACGCATAGATCATGGCAGTGGTAACAGTTGGATTGAATTAACTTCTAATGGTAAAATTGATGTGTATGCAAAAGATAGTATTAGTATGCACACTGAAAATGATTTAAACATTACAGCAGATAGAGACATTAATCTAAATGCAGGACGTAACTTTAATGTGTTGTCAAAAGATGATATCCAGATCGAAACAAACACAGATATGATAACGTATGTTGCAGGAAACAATCAAGTTACAACATTGTTAGATTACGATCTAAACACAATAGGAGCAAACAAACTTACAGCAGGCGGACCTACTGATATACTCAGCGGAGGTAACCATACAGAAACCGCTCCGAATATCCATATGAATGGACCGCAGGCCGCTACCGCTACCGCGGCTACGCCGTTAACCACACACGTTGTTCCCGGAGGACCTTTCACAACACCTACAGACACTGCATTAACATCGTTGCACAAGCGTTTGCCACAACACGAGCCTTGGCCACATCATGAAAATGTTGATCCGTTTGCGTACAAACCTCTAAGAACAAACAGACTTAATGAAACACCTATACCTGAAAGTTTTGATTATGACAACACTCCAGACACCTTTAAGAAGGGTGTATAAATACTAATATGAGTAGTTTAGAGAAAAATACAGTAAGAAATGTTAGAGTAAAATCTAATGTTAAGGAACAGCCACCTGTAAAAGGTAGAGCATATAAAGGCCTTAGCACAGTCAATCCAGACAACAAATCTTACGCACTATACGACATTGGATTAATTAAACAAGATTTACTTAATCACTTCCATGTTAGACAGGGTGAAAAACTTGAAAATCCTGAGTTTGGAACAATTATATGGGACGTATTGTTTGAACCTTTAACAGATTCATTAAAAGAAGCAATTATAACCAATGTAACAGACATAATCAACAGTGACCCGAGAATAAATGCAACTGGAATTGTTGTTGATCAATACGAGAGCGGTATTCAAATTGAGTGCAAACTTCAATACTTACCGTACAACATATCTGAACAAATGAAATTTAGTTTTGACAAAGATGCAGGCTTTGCGTCTTAAGGAATTAAGTACTCGGATATCTCGTTTAAATAAATACATTGTAAGAGGAAAATAGATGTCAACAACGGATAGACAAAATAGATTATTACTTGCTGAAGATTGGAAGCGAGTATATCAAACATTTAAAACTGCGGACTTCAAATCGTATGATTTTGATAGTTTACGTAGAACTATGATCGCATATTTGCGTGAAAACTATCCAGAAGATTTTAATGACTACATTGAAAGTTCAGAATACCTTGCACTAATTGATCTTATTGCATATCTTGGACAAAACATGGCATTCCGTGTTGATTTAAATGCACGTGAAAACTTCCTTGAATTAGCAGAACGTAGAGAAAGCGTATTACGTTTAGCACGTTTACTTTCTTATAATCCAAAGCGTAATCAATCAGCAAACGGATTAATGAAATTTGAAAGTGTACAAACAACAGAAGCAATCAGTGACACTAATGGTGTTAACTTATCAGGACAATCTATACAATGGAACGATCCATCAAATCCTGATTGGTCAGAACAGTTTAGAAAAATTTTAAATGCGGCATTACCAGAAAACAGTATTGTAGGTAAGCCAGTAAAGAAAGAAACTATTGCAGGTATTACAACTGAGCAATATCGTTTCAATGCATCAAACACAAACTTACCTGTTTACAGTTTTAATAAAAACGTAGGCGAAAAGAATATTGTATTTGAAGTAACAAGTGCATCTATTGATGCTAACAAGATTTTTGAAGAAGATCCGTTACCAGGCAACAGTTTAGCATTTTTATATAGAGAAGATGGCAAGGGTGCTGGCAGTTCAAACTCAGGATATTTTGTACACTTTAGACAAGGTGTATTAGACACAGGTAATTTTTCAATTGAAAATCCAACTACCAACCAAGCAGTTGCAATTGACACAACAAACATTAACAATTCAGATGTTTGGCTTTATCAATTAGACAGTAACGGAAACGAAACAAAATTATGGACTAAGGTTGAAGCAACTGAAGGTAACAATGTAATTTATAATAGTATTAATAAACAGAACAGAAGTTTGTATGCTGTGCAATCACGTATTGATGACAGAATTAGTTTATTATTTGCAGACGGAACATTTGGTGATTTGCCTAAAGGACAATTTAGATGTTACTTTAGAAAAGGACTTGGTAGCAAGTTTGCAATCCAACCTGAAGAATTAACCAACGTAACTATTAGTGTACCATATACAAGTCGTGCAGGTACACCTGAAACATTTACACTTGTATGTTCATTAAAATACACAGTTGATAATGCAAGTGGACCAGAAACTTCAAAAAGCATCAAAGAAAATGCTCCAAGTACATACTATACACAAAATAGAATGATTACTGGTGAGGACTATAATGTTGCACCAAGAGCAGTTAGTCAAGAAGTAGTTAAAGTAAAAAGTATCAATAGAACAAGTTCGGGTATTTCAAGATACTTTGATTTAATTGATTCAACAGGAAAGTATTCAAGTACAAATATATTTGGTAACGATGGCGTTATCTATAAAGAGGTGTTTGATAAAAAAATTAGTTTTTCTTTTAATACAAAAACAGATGTAGAAGGAAATATTCAAAACGTAATTACACCGTTACTTTCAAACACTGTAATTAAAAACTTTTTCTTAAATCAGTTTCCTAAAATATCAACAACAGACTTACAAGCAGACTGGACACAGGTTGCAAAACAAACTAATAACTCCAGCGGTTATATTTCAGACTCATTAGATATTAAATTAACAGTAGGAACATTTACTGGTAGTACATTAAAGTTTGTAGAGCCAGGCGCAATGGTTAAATTTATTGCTCCAGAAGGCAAACACTTTATGAAAGACAACAGTCATGAATTAATGGCTGGCGATGCAGACCATCCAGGCGCAACAACATACATTTGGACAAAGGTTGTTAGAGTAAACGATAAAGGAACTGAAAACTACGATGACGGTCAAGGACCGATTATCTTTAACGATGTTATTCCAACCGGTGCAGTATTAGATGAAGTTAAACCTAAGTTTGCAACAAACTTAACAACTGATGTTACAACACAAATTATTGATCAAATATTTTCATATAAAACATTTGGAGTACGTTACAGTACTTCAGATAGAGAATGGCGTGTAATTCTTAATAATAATTTAAGTATCGGTAATGCGTTTAATATGGGTAAGACCGGTGACACATCAGGACAAAACTTAGATTCAAGTTGGTTAATGTTATTTGAAACAGATGGTGAAAAATACAATATAACTTACAGAGGTGTTAGATACATTTTTGAAAGTAATAAAGAAGTTAAGTTTTACTTTGATGAAACAGACAGAATTTACGACAGTAGAACAGGACAAGTTATTAGAGATAAAATTAACTTAATGTCTATTAACAAGAAACCAGATTCAGTATCACCTGCAACTATTGATTATCCTTGGCAAGTTACTAAAGAGTTTAGAGATGAAGAAGGATATATTAATAGTAAAAAAGTAGAAGTAGGATTTTTTGACAGTGACGGTGATGGCGTAGTTGATAATCCAGCGTTGTTTGATGACTTTGTTGCACAGGATACTAATCCGTTAACAAAATGGATTTTTCTAAAAGAAAAGATTTCAAATAATCAATCTACAAATTATGATTATGTAGATGCCGCAGTAGAAAATATTAGAACGTTTGCATCAGAAACAGCAACAGGCGCATTGTCACAATACGATGACGGTACAATATTTTACTTTGTAGACAACAATGTTTTTAAAGTATACAGCAAAACAAATGCAAACCTAACATTACAAACAGGATATAAAGCATATCAAGGTAGAGATAAACTTGTATTCCAATACGTACACAGTGCTGATGAGAATAATAGATTAGACCCAAGTAGTTCTAATATTATTGACACATACTTGTTAACAAAAACATATGATAGATCATTTAGACAGTACTTGGCAAATACTATAACTACTAAACCTTTACCACCGAGTTCAGATGAATTATTTCAGAACTTTGGAGCAGAAATTAATAAGATTAAATCAATCAGTGATGAAGTAATTTATCACCCAGTTAACTATAAAATATTGTTTGGTAACAAAGCAGATTCAGATTTACAAGCAACATTTAAAGTTGTTAAAAATCCAGAAGTAATAACTAATGACAATGATATTAAGTTAAGAATTGTACAAGCAATTAATGAATTTTTTGCTTTAGAATTCTGGGACTTTGGAGACAAGTTTAGTTTCACAGAACTATCCACATATATTGTTAATGTATTAGCACCAGACATTACAACACTTGTGTTAGTACCTAATCAAACAGAGAAAGCATTTGGAAGTCTATACGAAGTGTCAACAGAGAACGATGAAATTTTCATTAGTGGAGCAACTGTTGATAATGTTGCAATAATCGATAGCCTTACAGCATCAAGATTACAAACAACAGGTACTATAGTAAGTACAGCCACAACAGAGAATGCAGGGATTACATCAAGTGCAAATACAGGTACAACTACAAATACAAGTACAAGTACAACAAGTTCGAGTTCATCGAGTTCAAGTTCTTCAAGCAGTTCATCAAGTTCAAGTAGCGGAGGTTACTAATGGCTTACGATAATGACCAGAATGATATTCCAATTGGTCCAAACGACGATGGCGAAAATCGAACAAGCCTAAGCCACTTACCTAAGTATTTTAGAACACCAGCAAATAAAAAGTTTTTAACAAGTACACTGGATCAGTTTATGAATCCAGGAGAAGTTGAAAAACTTAATTCTTACTATGGCCGTAGAGACGCAAAAGCAGTTCAGTCAGCAGACAACTATGTTAATGACGTTTCAGACCAAAGACAAAATTATCAATTAGAACCAGCAGTTGTTTTAAAAGACAATGTTGACAATGTTGACTTTTACAAAGACTATAATGATTACATAAACCAACTAAGAGCGTTTGGTAATAGAAATCCTGATCATAGTAAAATTAACGCACAAGAATATTATGCGTGGCAACCACATGTTGATTGGGATAAGTTTACAAACTTTAGAGAATACTATTGGCTTCCAGCAGGACCACAAGTATTACCTATCTTTGGACAGAACAAAGAAATTGTATCTACTTTTAAAGTATCCGTGGAGGAAAATGATGACAACGTAGCGTATAAATTTACCCCAACAGGTTTAACACAAAATCCTACTCTAAAACTTTACAAAGGTCAAACTTACATATTCGAGATTGATACACCTGGACATCCAATAGCATTTGCAACCAATAGAGCATTTACTCCAGGACAAGCGATTATAACTGAGACAGTTGAAGGTGTGTTGGCATCTGGTAAGTTTGAAGCAGAATTATATGACACCGATGGCTACGACACAGGTGAATACATAGTAGAGCCTGTCGAAGGCGGTATAACTGGATTCAAGGACGGAGATAATATCTCTACAATTTATACCGACGGTGTAGAATCAGCAACAGTGTATGTAGAAAAAGGCACACTTAAATTTACAGTGCCACTTGATGCACCTGATACATTATTTTATATCAGTCAAAATGATGTAAACACATCAGGCTTAGTTACACTTTATAATATTTTAGAAAATACAGAGATAGATGTAGAAAAAGAAATTCTACAAAAGTTAACTTATACAACAAGAACAGATACTGATTTATCCAATGGTATGTTAGTAGAGTTTTTAGGTGATGTAACACCAGCAAAGTATAGCGAAGGATATTGGTATGTTGAAGGAGTTGGTGAATCTATACAACTAATTAACAAAGCAGATCTTGAAATTACTGGAGCATACAGTTCAAATATATTTGTACCATTTGATACAGAAAACTTTGATAAGTTACCTTTCGGACAAGCACTTAACTATCCTAAAGAACAAGACTACATTACAATTAATAGAGCAAGTATTGACGGTAACCAATGGAGTAGACACAATCGTTGGTTCCACAAAGACACTATTGAAAAAACTGCTATAGCAAATGGCACAGAGATTGCGTTAGATCAAACGCAACGTGCTAAACGTCCTATTATTGAATTCAACGCAGGATTACGTTTATACAATTTTGGTAGTATGAAGAAAACAAACGTTGATTTAATTGACGACTTTACCGGTGACGTGTTTAGTACTATTGAGGGCAGTGAAGGTTATAACATTGACGGTGTTGAAGTTACAGAAGGATTACGTATACTTTTCACTAAAGATCCTGACATTAGAGTTAATGGTAGAATTTACAAAGTAAAATTTATCACACACAACGGTCAAAGACAAATTGCGTTGCAAGATGAAACAGATACTACTCCTTTAGAAAATGAAACAGTATTAGTTGCAGGCGGTACAGTTAACCAAGGTAAAATTTATTGGTACAATGGTACTAAATGGATCAAAGCACAAGACAAACTAAAAACAAATCAGAAACCTAAATTTAATCTTTATGATATTACTGATGTAAGTTTTGATACGTATAATGCAAATACATTTACAGGTACTTGTTTGTTTAGTTATAAACAAGGATCGGGTGCTAATGATCCTGTAATAGGATTACCTTTAACTTATAGAAATATTGAAAACAGTGGAGATATTGTTTTTAACTTTGATTTGTTAACAGATTCTTTTACATATCAACTTGCACAAAAAGATTATACACAAAATACAGATTCGTCTACTCTAAGAAAATATACAGGACTAAACACTTATACAAATGTAAGTGGTTGGGAAAAGGCAGATGCAGATAGTATACAAAAAGTTGTACGTCAATATATGGTCGACGGACAAAACAATACCTTTGCAATTGATGTATATGACAGAAGTGGCGATTTAAATAATTTAGATGTACAAGTATTTGTAAACAATGTAAGACAAAGTGCTTGGTCATTAAATAGACAAAACGGCATTGCTTATGTACAGTTTGTTACTCCTCTAAAAAATGGCGATAACTTAATAATCCATACTACAAGTGAAGCAGACAAAAACGAAAACGGAAAATACGAGTTTCCGATTAACTTGCAGAATAATCCACTTAATGAAAACATTAGTACCTTTACATACGGAGAAGTAATTGACCATGTAAGCACTATTATTAGTAACGTTAACGGGTTTGAAGGGGCTTTTCCAGGACCAAGTAACTTACGTAACTTAGGCGGACTTGCAAAACTTGGTACAAAATTTGTACAACACTCGGGTACTATTCCATTGTCGTTGTATCACATTACAAACAAAGATTATAATATTGTAAAAGCACTTAGATTTGCAAGAAAAGAATACGCAAAGTTTAAAAGAGCAATAGTAGATATTTCAGAAAAATTAGGCTTAGACGGATCAGCACAATACTTAACTGATAAAGTAATTGCAAAATGGCAATCTGAGAAATCAAAGCAAACAGCATTTTACTGGACAGACATGATTGGGTCAGGTGCTAATAACAAGCGTGAATTTACTGTTACAGATTCAGGTAATAAATTTTATAGTTTAACAACACCATTTGATTTAACAACAGTTAGTGCTAAAGCAGTTTATGTATATCACAATAATGTACAGATGTTACATGGACAAGATTATACATTTACATCAGAAGGCTTTATTCAAATTAGTAATGATTTTGTTCTTGCTGTAGATGACACTATCACAATTTATGAATACGAATCAACAGACGCTTCGTTTATTCCACCTACACCAACAAAGTTAGGATTATATCCGTTACACAAACCAGTAATATTTACTGACAACACGTATAGTACACCGCGTGTGCTTATCAAAGGGCATGATGGTAGTGTTACTAAAGCATACCAAGATTATAGAGATGACATTCTATTAGAAATTGAAAAAAGAATTTATAATAATGTTAAAGTAAATTACGATATTAACATATTTGATATTGATAGTTTCCTTGGACATAAAACAAGAGACACAGGATTCACAAGACTTGATGCAGACGAAGTTACTATTACTGACTTTGTTGAATGGTTAAGCATTGCAGGTGATCCTGATTATACAGATATATCATTCTACGATAGAGCAAATTCGTTTACATGGAATTACTCTATAATGGCTGATCCAGACGGTGCACCTTTACCAGGTTTTTGGAGAGCAATTTATAAAGACTATCTAAGTACAGATACTCCGCACACAACTCCGTGGAAAGTTTTAGGATATATAGATCAACCAACTTGGTGGGAAACAGTATATGGCCCAGCACCTTACACAAAAGAAAATTTAATTCTTTGGGAAGACCTTGAGAAGGGGTTAGTACGTGAGCCTAATAATCCTATTAGATACAAAACAAATTATAAAAGAAAAGATTTAACAAAATACATTCCTGTAGATGGTCAAGGTAATTTAATAAGTCCATACGAAAGCGGATATGCACAAGGACTTATTGTTCCTGAAACAAATAACTCATTTGTGTTTGGCGACGAATCACCTGTAGAAAGTGCATGGCGTAGAAGTGCAGAATATCCATTTGCATTACTAACAGCATTTTTAATCCATCAACCTGCTAAGGTAATGGGCGTTGGCTTTGATAGATCAAGAATTAAACGTAATCCAGCAGGCGGCATTGTTTATTCGTCAACTGATAAACGTTTAGAGCCTAAGAGTTTAATATTCCCTAACACTGTAGAAGATACTACTCGTGTAACTACAGCGGGTCTAATTAACTATATTTTCAACTATATTAATGCAGACGTAACTAAACTTAATAAAGCATATAAAGAGAACGTTAAGAGCCTTGCAGTACAACTTGGATTTAAGATAGGTGGCTTTACTGAAAAAAATAAGTTTAAGTTATTACTTGATTCAAGAACTCCTAATAATAAAGGAAATGTTTTTGTACCAGAAGAAAATTATAAAATTATTCTAAACACAAGTTCTCCAGTTGACACTGTTTCTTACAGTGGTGTAATTATTGAAAAACGCACAGCAGGATTTGTTGTTAAAGGTTATGACAAAAGCAAACCATACTTTGACTATTACAAACATATTGAACGTTCCGCTGATCCAGTTATTAACGTAGGTGGTGTTAGTGAAAACTTCTTAGAATGGGTGCCAGGAGAACGTTACCAAGCAGGACAAATTATACGAGTTTCTACTAACTTTTTCCGTGTACAAAATTCAGGAAGTTTCCAAACTATTACAGATGAAAATTTTGTTAAACTTGTTGAACTTCCAATGGAAGGTGGTAGAGAAGGAATTCTAAGACGAGCATTTGATAGTACAACAAGTAAATTAAATTACGGTACAATGCTAAGAACTACCCAGGATGTTATTGACTTTATATTAGGTTACGAACAATACTTAATAAAACAAGGCTTTGACTTTAGCGGATTTAACAGAGAACTTGAAACAGTTGAAAACTGGGAATTAAGTGCAAGAGAATTTTTATTCTGGACTACACAAAACTGGAGTGAAGGTGCATTACTTACTCTAAGTCCAAGTGCTATTAACCTACAGTTTAGCAGACCATATGCAGTAGTAGATAATATCTTTGATAACTTTTATGACTATACATTATTAAAAGCAGACGGCGGCAAACTTAAAGAAGAATTTACAAATACATTACGTAGCAATCAAAACACGTTTGGATTAAAACTTAAAAACACTGCTGACGGAATCTACTTTTTAAAATTACCACTTGTACAAAAAGAACATGTTTGTTTAATTGATAACAAAACAGTATTCAATGACACAATTTATAATCCAGGTCCTGGATACAGACAAGCACGTATTAAAATATTAGGTTATAGAAGTACTGACTGGAATGGTGGTTTAAATATTCCTGGATTTACATACGATAATGTTGTGTGTAAAGATTGGGAAGAAAATACAGACTATGATATTGCTTCTGTAGTTCAGCACAAAACATTTTATTACAGTGCAAAATATAACATTACAGGGTCGACAACATTTGACGAAACAGACTGGTATAAATTACCTGAAAAACCTAAAGCAGAACTTGTACCAAACTTAGATTATAAAGCAAATCAATTTGCAGACTTTTATGATTTAGATACAGATAATTTTGACAGTGAACAGCAACGGTTGGCACAACACTTAACAGGTTATCAGAAACGTAAGTATATTGAAAACATTATTAATGATGATGTTTCACAATACAAATTCTATCAAGGATATATCCAAGATAAAGGAACAGTAAATTCATTAAGTAAATTGTTTGATGCTTTATCAAATACAGAAAATTCAAGTTTAGAGTTTTTTGAAGAATGGGCATTTAAAGTTGGACAATATGGAGCCAACGGTGGCTTTGAAGAAATTGAATATAAACTGGACGAAGGCAACTTTAGATTAAGTCCGCAACCGTTTCAATTAGTACCAAATATTGACCCGTTGTTAACTGACCTTGTTTATAGATATGCTCCATCGGAAGTGTACAGTAAACCAGACGATTATAATCATGCTCCGTTCCCAACAAAATATATTCCAGAGGAAGAGTCATATATTAAGACAGCAGGATATGTTGCTGACGCAGACGCTGAATTTAAAGTTACAAACTATGATGATATACTTGGACTTGATCCTAACACAATAGATGTAGGAAAATATATTTGGGTTGCTAAAAAAGGCCAAACATGGGATGTCTTGCGCCAAACTGAAACACCATTCAAGGTAAGTTCTATTGTAAACTCGGATAGTTCGGGTATGATAGAGATTACAACAGGTAAAGCACCTCCGTTCGTAAAAGACGATATTATCAGTGTGCTTGGTACAGGTGATGTAGATAGATTCTTTAAAGTTCAAAGAACAAGTCTTAACACTATCTATGCTACAACATCAGTAGAACAACCAGACTTACCAGAAATTTCAGGATTCATTACACAGTTAAACAGTGTAAGGGTTGCTGATCTTAATGGTGTTAATAAAAAAATTACAAGAGATAATGTTAGTAATAATGAAAGAGTTTGGGTTGACCAAGACGAAAACAATAGATGGGCGGTTGTAGAAAATAAAAACAAATATGCACAATCACAACAAATGTTTAGTAACAGTATTGAAGGTATTTTAGGTACTGATGATAAAAACTTTGGAACAAGTATTAGTGCAAACGCAACTAACAGTATTATTCCAGTTGGTGTACCAGACGAAACAGAAAATGGTAGAGTAGACATATACTTTAGAGCATCAGAAAATCTTAAGGCTGTACAATCTCAAATACTTGACGCTCCAACAGGGGTTATGTCAAGTGGTGAAAATAGTTTCGGTCAAAGTACAAATATTTCCACAGATGGTAAATGGTTAATTGTTGGTATGCCGTATGCTTCTAATGTTAAGTCTTATTACAAAGGCGACTTTAATAGTTCTACTACTTACGCACAATTTGATACTGTAAAATATACAAATCAATACTGGCAAGCAAAGACAACAGTTGAGCCACAAGATCCAAGTTTAGAATATCAAACATTTAGTTCTCATGTACAAGCACTTGTTAGTACATTAGAAAATAATGTGTACAGCAACTTATACTTTATATTAAGAGGTAATTTTAGTTTTCCTGAAGAGTTAACAGATCACATGTTAATTAGAGCACCTAAAGGACAATATGACGGAACAGAAATAGGCGATAAGTTACAACTATTATGGAATGACATTAACACAAGATATCCAAGTGGTGTAACACCGTTCAATAATGATCCATTAATGACTAAGGCATTTTTAGATGGCGAACATGCTATTGTAGAAAAAATCGATGATATATTATTAATTGATAACACACAGGCTATTCCAAGTGTAGGAGAAACAATTAGTAGTGCAACAGCAGTTGCAGTTGTTACTAAGGTACATACTACAGGTGATAATAGAAGTTTAATTTATGTTAAAGATGCAAACGGGTTGTTTGAGTCAACAGGTACATTATTTGTTGGTGATATTCAAATAGGTGCATTTGAAAGAGCAGTACAACAAGAAGAAACTTTATTAGGCGGTTGGTGGCAAATTGCTGGACCGAGTGCAAGTTTTACTTCAACAACTACTATTGAAACTAAACCATATCTTGTTATTCAAGACATTATTAAAACAGGTGTATCACGTAGTGTAAAATATTATGATAATGCACTTAGAATTCAAGATAACCTAACAGATCAGAATCCTACAAAAACAAGTTACATTGAAACTTTAACATATTTAGGTGATAGCGGTAATGTACTTTCAGACAAATGGGTATTTAGAGCACCAGCAACTTTAACAAGCAGTCTTTCAGTAGGAAATACATTCAACTTTTTCTTTAATGAATATGCAACAGCAGATGGATTAATACAAAATCCAGGTGTAATAAGTCCAGAGATAACACACGACTATCTAAACAGAACAGAACATACAGTTTATGATATTTGGAACGGTTGGCTGGAAATAAATCTTACATCATTTGATGACAGAGGCTCACCTACACCAGGCGATGCTGACTTCAATCCTAATTACGGTGAACCTTTTATTCCTGTTATTGGAGATACAGTACAAGATAATGACACACTTGCAACAGCGACAGTTGCAGGAGTAGAAAAACTGTTTAACACTTTAAGACTATGGATTAAAAATGTTGATGGTACTTGGAAGTTTGGTTCAGATAATAATGATATTTCAAGTTTAAGTATTAACGGTGGATCACAAGGCGTAGGCGTTGTAAGACTTGTTGGTACAGTCAACACAAGACATTTAGAATCAGATACAGCAGGACCAATTGTTGTTGTACAAAAAGATGTAAACTTAACACCAGGCTCAGCAAGAACATTACAAGGGTTTGAATACTGGATTTATGACAGTGTAGAACAATCGGGTATTTCAAGAGATGCAAATCCTCCAAGCAATACTAATAACGATTGGGAAAGAGTTTACAATATTACTGCAAATTCGAGTGGTACAGCAAGTGCATTAACAAGACAAGGTGCATATGCTATCTACGAAAGAAATACAAGTAATTTCTATAATTTACATAACGTTTATATTATGCCAGATGCGGCAGATAGTAGACATTTAGGTGCAACAGTTGAAATGGTTACACACAATGACGGAACTTATACTGCATACTTGTTAAGCAAAGGCAACGGAACATTTACACAACCAGGTAGAATTAATGTTATAAAATACGACAAAATAAAAGGTTGGATTTTAGGACAAGATACAGACTACAAAGGTGACTTTAGTACAACTGTAACTTATAAAACTGGCGAATATGTAAAATATCTTGGACAAATTTATCAGGCACAAACAAATATTATTGCAGGTGCATGGAATGGATCAAATTGGACACTAATTACTGAAGGACTTGATCTGAATGGGTACTTACCAAACGATACAGGCTTTATTATTGGTGATGATAGTGCATTACAAGATACTAATTTATATGAATTTGGTACACAATTTGGAATCAGCAGTGACGGAGAAGTATTAGCAACTATTGTTAAGTACGGAGATGCTGTAGATAGTTCTATTAATACACCTAAGTTAGCAATTTATAGAAAAGTATTAGGACACTTTTTATTCAGTCAAGTAATTGATGCATACGCAGACGGCATTGGCTACGGAAGTTCAGTAACAGTTTCCAATGATGGTAGATTTATTGCTGTAGGTGCTCCTAAATATAGTGCTGAATATGTAAACCAAGGTACAGTATTCATTTACGAAAGTGTTAATGGTACATTCCAACAAGTACAGCACTTGGTTGGACCACAAGGAATTGCAAACGAGAAGTTTGGATCAGTTGTTAAGTACGGAACTGATAGGATTGCAGTACATTCAGCAGGTGGTGACCTTACAAGTATTACAGGATTTGACGGCGGCATAACAGCATTTGACAATGGAACTACATTATTCAATACATCACTTATTGATACTGGTGAAGTATTTGTTTATGAACTGTTAGGTAACAGATATGTGTATGCAGACAAGTTAAAATTTGCAGATAGCAAAGCATTATACTTTGGTAGAACAATGTTCATCAACGGTAATCACATTTATATTGGTATACCAACATATAGTAGAGATGATAACAATAGCAGAGGAACAGTAATAGATTACAGATCAAATCCTAATACTAAACTATGGGAAAAAATTAGATCTGAAAGACCATTAGTTGATCTTAGCCGATTCAAAGGTATTAGTTTATATGATAAAAATACAAATCAGGTTACTGAGTACATTGATTACATTGATCCAGCACAAGGAAAAATTGCAGGAACGGCTGAAACAGAGTTAACATTTAAAACAACATATGATCCTTCAACATATAACATAGCAACTGATACAACAGTTGTAAAAGACGAAACAATGTTTGACACAACAAACAATGTTGGTAAATTATGGTGGGATATCGATGCTGTAAGATTTATTAATCCGTACAGTAACACAGGAAATATCTTCACTACAAGTAATACAATGAATTCAGTGTTCCCAGGAACAGAAGTTGAAATTTACGAATGGGTAGAAAGTGATTTATTACCAAGTGAATGGGACGAACAAGCGGATACTGAATCAGGATTAGTAGAAGGAATTAGTGGAAAGTCAAAATACGGCGACAATGCTTATAGTTCAAGACGTGTTTATGATGACGAAGCACAAAAATTTACACTTTATTATTACTACTGGGTACGTAATAAGAAAACAACACCAAATGTACCAGGAAGAACAATTAGTGCCGCTGATGTACAAGAGTTAATTAGAGATCCATCAGGTGCAGGACTAAAATTTGCAACAATGCTTGATAAGAACGAGTGGACATTACATAACTTACAAAGTTCTATTACAGGTAATGACACTATTCTTAAATTTGCATATTGGAATATTGAAGAAACTGATAAAAATGTACACAACCAATACAAGATTATTACAGACGGGTTAGAAACAAGTGTTCCTAAAACAGATTTAGAACGTAAATGGTTTGATAGTTTAATCGGATTTGACGAGCAAGGAAGACCAGTACCAGACAGAGAGTTAACAACCAAAGATAGATACGGTATTCTTAACGAGCCAAGACAAACAATGTTTGTTAACAGGATTGAAGCATTAAAACAACTTGTTGAAAGAGTTAATACATCATTAAAACAAAAAATCTTAATTGATGACTTTGATTTAAGTGATTTAGAAACTAATGATCCTATTCCAACAGTAGCATCAAGAAAATTTGACAGACAAATTGACAGTGACAGCGAATTACAGTTTGTACCAGTAGGTAGACTTAAACAAGCAACAGTTAGTTTAACGATCCAAGATGGTAAAGTGTTAAGAGCAGACGTTACTGAACAAGGATACGGTTATAAAACAGTACCAACAGTAGCAATTACAACAGTATCAGGCACAGGCGCTGAAGTTAGTCTTACAATGAACAATGTAGGACAGATTACAGGTGCAACAGTTATTAAAAGTGGTACTAACTATGCTCAAACAGATACTATTAGAATAAGACCATTTACAGTGCTTACAACAACTGATACAACATACGAAAACAAATGGTCATTGTATGAATATGTTGGTGGCACAGTAATTTGGAACAGAATTAAAAGTCAACGATATGATGTAAAACCTTATTGGAGTTACATTGACTGGTATGCTACAGGTTATAATGCTTTAACGAAAGCAGATTATGTTATTGACGAAACTTATAAGTTAGAATCACTACAAGATACGTTTGGTAATATTATTAAGATTAATAATGTTGGGTCAGGCGGCTGGTTACTATTAGAAAAAGTAGATTCACAAGCAAATGTAGACTATACAGTTAACTATAAAACTATTGGTAGGCAAAATGCAACAATAGAATTAGGTAAGTCACTATATGATTACAGCGAAGAACTAATCGGATACGATTCATTCGGTTATGATGACAGTGCATTTGACTTACAACCAATTGATGAAATGCGTATTATCTTAAAAGCATTAAGAGATAAAATATTTGTTGACGAACTTGCTATTGAGTACAATAAGTTGTTCTTTGCACAAATGCGTTACATTTTATCAGAACAAAAATTTGTTGATTGGATGTTTAAAACATCATTTATCAAAGCAAAACATAATATTGGTTCATTAAGAAAAGACATTACATTTAATAATGATTTCTTAGAAAGTTATGAAGAATATGTAAAAGAAGTTAAACCATATAAATCTAAAATTAGAGAATACCTAAGTACATACGAAGGTAAAGACACAGCATCGTCTATGGTTACTGACTTTGATTTATCTCCAATATACAGCGATATTGCAGGAAAAATTATTCCACAAACTGTTAGAGTAGTTGATGATGAATTACAATCAGCATCACTTTTAAACACTTATCCAAGTAAGCATTGGAAAGATAATGCAAGTTTTAAAATTAAATCAGTAGACATTTTTGATGCAGGATCAGGTTATGAAAATGCACCAGGTGTAGAGTTTGTTGGCGGCGGCGGAACAGGAGCCAAAGCAACAGCATACGTTGGTGGCGGAAAAATTACAGAAATTAAAATAGACAATGCGGGCCAGGGGTATGTGTCCGCACCCACAATAGTACTTAATGGTGCAGTAGCAGACGGTGGTAAGGTTGGTAAAGCAAGTGCAATTATAGGCAACTCGAATCTAAGAACTACACATATGACTGTTAAGTTTGATAGAGTAACAGGAACGTTCTTTATTACAACACTTGCAGAAACAGAAACGTTTGTAGGTACAGGCGGCAAGTATAACTTTAAACTAAAATGGCCAATGGATGTTAAAACAGATCAAGTGTCAGTAACTGTAGACGGCATTGAAGTACTACAGAGCGGATATAATGTTTTAAATATTATTGACAGCGTAGGTAGAACACATGAACGTAGTATTGGACAAGTTACATTTACAACACCTCCGGCTAATAACAGTAATATATCGATTAGTTATAAGAAAGAAATTTCATTACTAACTGCACAAGATAGAATTAACTTGTTCTACAATCCAACTACAGGACAATTAGCAAACGATCTTGGACAGTTAATGGACGGCATTGATTACGGTGGAGTTCAAGTTAAGAGTTTTACCTTTGGTGGCGGCTCTGGTTGGGGAACAGAAGGTTGGTTCACTGGTGCTTATGATTCATACGATAATACATACGAAGATGAAGTAATACGTTTAGATGGAAGTACAATTAGTGTAACACTTTCTAAGCCATTAGAAAATGGTGTTGAATATAATGTTTACTTGAATGGTACAAGAATTGATGATCCAAATTATCCAAGCAGTCCAACTAATCCAAATGCAAGGACTACAACGCTAACAGGTGATGGTACAACACAAACTATCTTCCTTGACAATGATGGATTAGATATCAACGGTATTAACAGTCCAGGTGCTGATGATGTATTAATATTTAGAAAAAATACAAGTGACGGTTCGTTTGTACCTGATCCAAGAGCATACGATACATTGGTACAAGGTGGCGACTTAGCATATGCAAGTGCAACAGGTATTAATCCAGAAGAAATTAACATTGACGGTGATGGGTTTGTAACACAGTTAACAAGCAAAGGTCCTGAAGAACAAATTCCAGGACAAGTATTAGATACTCTTGATATGAAAATTTACGATAGAGTAGGAAGTGGTGCAAGTGTTATTGAAAGTGTTTCATACATTGGTGATGGTTCGACTACAGTGTTTAGTTATAACGGCATACCGCAATCTAAAGATGCATTGTTAGTAAAAGTGAATAATATAATTGCATTACAATCTACTTACACAGTTGATTATAAAAATAAAACTGTTACAATGGCAAGTGCACCAGCACTTAATCAAAGAATTAATGTAATTTCAATGAGCGGTAACGGTGATAAGATTCTTGACTTAGATACATTTACAGGTGACGGTTCAACTATACAGTTTGTTACGAATGTTGACTGGAGAGAAGATATTAATAGTATTGTAACTGTTAACGGAGAAAAACCTTCTTACGTATTAGAAACTACAGACAGTTCATACGATACTGCCAACAAAGCAGTAATTACATTTGGTGCGGCACCGGCAGATGAAGCAGTAATTAACTTTGGAATATATGCAAGTGACGCTCAAACATTTAGTGAAATTAAAACAGATAACTTGATTGCTGATGGAAGTAGTGCAAGTTATGAATTAAGCACAACACCATTTAGTAGTTTGCCTGCAAGTCATAACATAATTGTAAGAGTTGGCGATAATATTCTTAATGCAGGTTATAACGAATCATTCACTATTGACAACAGAGTAGAATATCAATTACGTAACTGGCAACAACCAGGAGGTACATTAGGTGCTGATGATATTATTGTATTGCTTAACGGTAATGCATTAACATATACTTCAGACTTTATTTTCCGTCCTGCTAACTCAAGTGTTGAAATTTTTGAAAATGTTGCACAAGCAGGTGACAAACTTGATATATTTGTAACAACAGATGGCCAATACACAGTTGCTGGTAATGTACTAACATTAGATACTGTACCAACAATAGATACTACAATCAAAGTTACACACTTTAGTAAACATGATATACAAGAAATTAATCGTAAGAACTTTGATATTGTTACAAGAACTACTATTGACTTTGAAAGTGCGGCAGACATTGAGTACAATCACTTACTTGCAGGTTTAATTAAACTTGAAAGACAAACAGTTGATGCTGAATATGTATGGATTGTTGTAAACGGCAAGTTACAAACACCAAGTGTTGATTACAAAGTTACAGACGATCAGTTATTTGTAAGAATGGCACAACCATTAACAGCAAATGATGTTGTTGAGGTTATACAGTTTTCTGAAACAGGTCCAACAGTATCTAAGTTTGGTTGGAGAGTGTTTAAAGACATGCTTAACAGAACAGTGTACAAACGACTTGGAGATAATAATAAATATAGATTAGTACAAGATCTTAAACCGTTTGATAAAGAAATTATAGTAGATAACCCAGATAGTATGTTTGTTCCAGATAAAACTACAAATACACCAGGTGTTATTTTCATTAATGGTGAACGTATTGAGTATATGGTTAAGGATAGTAACAGTTTAACACAGTTACGTAGAGGTACATTTGGTACTGGAGTTAAAGATATCCACCAAACAGGTGATGAAATCTTTGATCAAGGCTTCCAACAAACTGTTCCTTACCAGGACAAAACACTAATTAACACATATATTGGTGATGGAAGTTCAACAGAATACTTGTTAGATTGGACACCTACTAAAGGTGTTGACGAATTTGAAGTGTTCGCAGGCGGTAAACGTCTACGAAAACGTGATATTGCAATGTTTGATGCAACAGTTGCTCAAGACAGTCCAGAAGGCGATATTACAGCACAAGCAGAATTTAGTGTTTCTGGCAATATATTAACACTAATAACAGCACCAGCGGACGGTGTTAGGGTAACAGTAGTCAGAAAAGTTGGAAAAACTTGGAATGATTCAGGAAAAACATTAGGAAAGACAAAAAATGCAATAGCACAGTTCTTAAGAGCTGAAGAGGTTGACTTACCTAAATAAATACAATGTAGGAAACATAAATGACAGATAACATATTAGACAAAAACGGAGTGTTAGTGCAAGGTCACATTAAGATCTTTAACCCCGAAACAAAAGAAGTTTTCATTGATAAACGCAATGCAATTCACTATGAAAATATGAGTATTGCTTTGGCAGAATCCCTTGCAAATGCAGGACAAGGATTTGTGTACGAAATGGCGTTTGGTAATGGTGGTACAAGTGTTGATCCTACAGGCATTATTACTTACCTAACTCCAAATAGCACAGGTACAAACGCAAGTTTATACAACCAAACATATAAGAAAATTGTTGACGATCAAAGTGTAAACAACGTTGATCCTAACAGAAACAAAATTGAAACAAGGCACGTTAGTGGAACTAACTACACAGACATTATTGTACAGTGTTTGTTAGACTACGGTGAGCCAAATGGTCAAGAAGCAAACGATACAGCAACAGATACTGAAAACCAGTATGTGTTTGATGAGTTAGGATTAGTAAGTTATAGTCCAACAGGAACAGGTAGATTATTAACACACGTTGTATTCCATCCTGTACAAAAATCATTAAACAGATTAATTCAAATCGATTATACTGTTAGAGTACAAAGTTTAACTGGTTACAACGAGGGATAATAGATGGCATATACTATTAACTATACCGACATTACGAATAAGGGTAGTATTGCTATCGAGGATAACACTACCGATACTTCTACTACATTACAGATTCCAGGTAGGTTTACAACAGACTACGGTGCGTTAATTGGACAAAACTTTTTACAACTATTAGAAAACTTTAGTAATAGTACAGCACCAGCAAGACCAATTGAAGGTCAACTATGGTATGACACAGCAGTTGGTGTTAACATTCTTAAAATTTATGACGGAACTAACTGGATTGAGGCTGGCGGATTAAAACGTGGCGACTCAGCACCAGACGTAGCAAATTCAGTAGCAGGTGATTTGTGGACAGACACAGACAATCAACAGTTATATTTGTTTACAGGTTCAGGTTGGATCTTAGTAGGACCAGAGTTTAGTGACGGATTAGCGGCAGGTGTTAGACCTACTACACTAACTGGTACTGACAATATTAATTACACAGCGTTACAAGTTGAAATAGGCGGCAAAGTTGTTGCAATTTATGCGACAAGTGCATTTACTCCTAAGGCAACTATTCAAGGATTTTCAACAGTAAGTCCAGGATTCAATTTAAGTACAGCAGACATTACAGGTGCAGGCGTAGGAAAATACTATGGTGTATCAGAGAAAGCAGAAAACTTAATTGTAGGTTCAACAGTTGTAGCGGCTTCAAACTTTTTAAGAGGCGACATTGCAAGTATTTCAAATGCAAGTTTACAAATTAAAAATAACACAGGTGTAAGTATTGGTAGTGATGCAGTTGTCCAAATAGGTATTGAAGGACAAAATGCTATTATCTCAAATAATACATCAGGTGCTAACATTGACTTACGTATTAACAATGCAGGAAACTTACAACCTGTATTAAGAATTGATTCAACACAAAAAGTTGGTATTAACAACTTATCACCAGCAGAAGCATTAGACGTAACAGGTAATGCTATTATTAGTAACAACCTTGTTATTAATGGAATTGCAGAAGCAGTTAACACTGGAACAGGAGCAATTACTACAGCAGGTGGTATTGGTATTGCCAAGAGTGCAAGAATCGGAAACAGTTTAGAAGTAGGTGGTACAACTACATTAGGTGGTACAGTATTACCAGATTCTACAAACTCAGTTAACATTGGTAGTACAACATTAAAGTTTGCAGAGATTAATGCAAACACAGTAAGGGCTAACTTGGTTGGTAATGTAACTGGTACAGTTACAGGACGTTCAGGAAGTTCAGATAAACTTGCTTCAAGAACAACATTTCAAATTACAGGTGATGTAACAGCACCGCCAGTTATCTTTGATGGACAATATAGTGCGCCAGGCGAAACTACACTTGTTAAGAATTTTGATATTAGTATTAATAGTACTTTCATTACAAATAAAACATCAGTTCCAACATCAAGATTTGATGACGAATTCCTTGTTAATAGAATTAACGATGAAAACGGTAGCGGAACAGGAATTAAAAAACTATCAAGAAGTAACTTGTTTAGTGCTTTACCTGTTAACCCAGTTGGAATGATTACACCATATGCAGGTAACGCAACATCAGTCTTAGACTTAAACGGTTGGTTATTATGTGATGGTAGTGAAGTGTTTATTGTTGATTGGCCAGAACTACATGGAATTATTGGTACGTCATTCAAAGCAAATCCTGCATTAGGTAAATTTGCCTTACCAGATTTACGTGGTAGATTTCCACTTGGTATGGATAACATGGGTACACAAACAGGACCAGCAAACAGAGTTACAGACGAAAATGCTGATACAATAGGTGGTACAGCAGGTGTCGAGAAGAAACCAATTGCAGTTGATGAACTACCAGAACACGAACATGATTTACGTGGACCAAGTGGTACACAGTATTACGCAACAAGAGATGTACAAGGTACACCAGTAGATGGTGATGCTACAGTAGCCGATGCACCGCAAGGTTCAAACGCAGGACAAAAGTTTCCATTCTCAGGAGGAGTGGTAAGCAATACAGCAGTCGGGCAAGACTTTAATGTAATGAATCCGTACTTGGCAATGAACTATCTAATTTATGCGGGGGCGAAATAATGGCGTATCAGATTAATAAAACAAACGGCGACTTACTTGTAAATTTAGTTGACGGACAATTAAACACACAAACAACTGATATTTCATTAGTTGGTAGAAACTATTCAGGCTTTGGCGAAAGCATTAACGAAAATTTTGTTAAGATGCTTGAAAACTTTACTAACACACAAGCACCAGCAAATCCACTTACAGGTCAGTTATGGTATGACAGTGGTGAAGCAAGATTAAAATTATATGATGGTGCACAATTTAAAAGTGCAGGTGGACCTATTGTAAGTCCTACACAACCACAAATGGTTACAGGCGATCTTTGGATTGATAATCAAAACAATAAGTTATATTTCTTTGACGGAACAGACTTAGTACTTGTTGGTCCTGACTTTGCAACATCAGAAGGAACTTCAGGGTTTACAACTGAAACAGTTTTAGATACAACACAGTCAAACAGAACACTTGTTAATTTAAATGTTGGCGGACAAAAAGAAGCAATACTTTCAAACATTAGATTTACACCTAACTCAGCAAATCCTATTACAGGAATTGTTGGCGCAGTTGAAAAAGGTATTAATGTAATTGATGCCGACTTTAAGTTTCACGGAACAGCAACTTCAGCAGATACAATTATTAATGCACAAGGTGTTAAGAAAAACGCATCACAGTTTATGCCAACGGATTCTAATGCAACTTCAAACGGTACTATTAGCACAATTAACAATGGTGGTATTACAGTAGGACCAGAAGATAATATTAACATTGGTGTTGTTGCAAACCAAACAGTTATTGCAAACCAAGTTAGAGATAGAAATTTAGATATCCAAGTAAGAAAAGCAAGTGGTGCAACTTCAGCAATTAAAATTGATACTACAAATAGTTACGCAGGTATTTTCAAAGCAGTACCTACAGCAACACTTGACGTTGGCGGCGATGTTAAAATTGACGGTAACCTAACTGTAAGTGGTAACACTTTTAGTACAGACGTTGATAACTTAAGAATTAAAGATAAAAATATTGAACTTGCTATTACAAGTGATAGCACAGTATTACCAGATGCAGATGTTAATGACGCAGGTATCATTGTTAAAGCAAATCCAGATGATAAAGAGTTTCTTTGGAAACTTGCAACAAACGCATTTACATCAAACGTATTCTTTGATTCAACAGCAGGTTATAAGATTAACGGCAATACTGTTATATCAGGTACAACATTAGGAACAATTACAAGTGCTCCACAAATGCAAACACTTGGAACACTTACGTCATTAGATGTTGATAACGTTAGTGTTGACGGACAAAAAGTTTCAACAGGAGTAGGTAACCTACAACTTGAAGGAGCAACAGGTGTTATCGAAATCTTAAACACAAATAAGATTTCAGGATTAGGTGAGCCAGTTGCAGGCACAGATGCGGCAACTAAAAATTATGTAGATACTGCTATTGACGGCGAAGGCGTTGCAATGGCACTTAATATTACAGGCTTAGGTTACAATGCAGGTGCAGGAGGCGGAGCGGCCTTTGGTACTAAACTTGTTACACTACTTGAAGAGATTGTTCCAGCAAGTACAAAAGTAAACGGAACAGCCGCAAAAATTCATGCAACTGATCAAACATCAGCAAGTGCTACACTAACAGCAAGTGCATTGAATACAGGATTAGATGAAACTACAGTAGCAGTTGATAAAACAGTTACAGTGGCAACAAGAACAGTTGCGTCTATTACTAAAGGTACATTAACTATCTTAACATTAGATGCAGTTCATGGCTATGATGCAGGCCGTAATGTAACAGTTACAGGTGCAACAGGAGTTACAGCAATTAATGGTACATATGCTATTAATAGAATTGTAAGTTCAACAGAAATAGAGATAAACTTAGATACAAGCAGTGAAGTTGGTACATATACAGCGGATAGTGCAAGTGTATCGAGGGTAACAGAAACAGGGCAAGAAAACGAGACCGTACTAAAAGATGTACAGTTTAGTGACGTAACAGGATCGGTTTCACTAACAGTTAACAGATATGTACTAACATGTACTGTAACTGCTGGTGCCTGGGTTTATACCAGCGGAGTAAGTTCTGCGGTATAACGATAAATACTAACAATGAAGGGGTAATATACTATGGCATACATTATTAACAAAACCGACGGTAGCCAGATTGCAGTAGTTGAAGACGGCACAGTCAATCAAACTACTGATCTTAAACTTGTTGGTAAAAACTACGCTGGATATGGCGAAATTCAGAACGAAAACTTCGTTCATTTGCTTGAGAACTTCTCAAGTGCGAATGCACCATCCAGAGCAATTAGCGGTCAACTTTGGTTTGACTCAGGAACGAGCAAATTAAAGTTCTATGACGGAACAAAATTTAGAACAACTGGTGGAGCAGAAGTAAGTGCAAGTCAACCATCAGGACTAACAGAAGGTGACTTTTGGTGGGATAACGCAAACAATCAGTTGTATGCGAACACTGGTGCAGGATTTGTACTAATTGGTCCACAGTCACAAGGTGCAACAACAACATCATTTGTTACTGATTCAGTAACAGACATTGCAAACGTACAAAGAACAGTAATTAAAGGTACTATCAATGATGAAATAGTAGTGGTATTAAGTGCCGCTGACTTTACAATCGACTCAACTGTCCCGAACAACGCCATAACAGGTTTCGATGTAATTCATCAAGGTATGACTTTAAAGAATACTACTAATGCACAGCAAGGTGTTACATCAACAGCACATAGATTCTGGGGTACAGCAACTAACGCAGAGAAATTAGGCGGTAGAGCGGCAAGCGAATACGTTGTATCAGTTCCAGGAGCAGTAACTTCATTTTCTGAAGTTGTAAGATTTGCAGACGCAGGTTATACAGTTGGTGACTCAAATGACTTATCAGTTAAAATTGAAAACGGAAACCAAGCAGTTATTAGTAACGATGTTGGTACTGTAATTAGATTTAAAGTTGATAATTCGTCAGCACAATCAACAGAGCCAGTACAGTTTAAAGCAGAGGGTATTTTCCCAGGTGCTAATACTACATTTAACATTGGTAGTAGTTCACTAAAATTTAGTGATGTATGGGCAACAACATTTAACGGTACAGCAACAAGTGCAAACGCAATGGTTGTTGGATCTAATAATAGAACAGCAAGTACATCAGCAACTAACGATACAGTTGCAGTTAGAGATTCAAACGGTGACTTATTTGCTAACAACTTCCAAGGTATTGCAAGTTCAGCAAAATATGCTGACTTGGCAGAGAAATACACAACAGACGATCAGTATCCAGTAGGAACTATTATGACAATAGGCGCTGACGAAGGTAGTGAAGCAACTTGGTGCCCAATGACAGACATGCCAATTGGTGTTATTAGTTCTAAGCCTGCATACTTAATGAATGCAGAAGCAGACGGACAAGCAGTTGCACTTAAAGGTAGAGTTCCAGTAAGAGTTATGGGACCTGTTAACAAAGGCGACAAACTATACGTAGGCGCTAACGGTACTGCACAAAAAGCAGACGAAGGTGACTTAATTGGTATTGCTTTAGAGTCAAACGATAGACACGAAGAAAAATTAGTAGAAACATTCTTGAAAGTATAGAATAGAGGAAGTAAGAAATGGCTATAATCACAGCGGCAAGATATAATACATTACAGTCAACAGTAGCAAACGTAATGGGCAATGGTGCTGGACAGTTCGGATACGGACAAGTTTTAGCAAGTTCGCAAGTTGCGGCAGACACTACTATTGATTCAGGACACATGTCCACGCTTTATACTGACTTGATTAATGCAAGAGTACACCAAGTAGGTAGTGTTCCTAATTCATTAGCGTCAATTTCGGCAGGTGATGTTATTGAAGAAGATGCTACTGACACAGGTACTGCAAAAGGTATCTTACAATACGAAGATTTAGCAACACTAATTGAAACAAACAAAGACGTAATTTATACTGCTGATACTTCACAAAGCACAATTACAGCAAACAAAACAAATACATCAAGAACAAATTCATGGTCAGGAATAGTTGATCATATTGCAACAGTAACTTTTGCTTCAGCAGATGTACGTAGACACTTTTTTAATGCAGGCGGTGAAATTAGATTTACTGCTGATTTAGATCCAGCGTCTTCAAATGGTAAGAACAACGATTGGAATTCATTGTTAGCAAACATGGGAACAGTATTATTTAAATCAGAAAACTGTACATCAGTTGGAAGTTCACCAGGGACGTCATTTAACATTGGTAACTTTGATATGACTGCTACAGACCAACTTATATTCCAAAAAGATGGTACAGGTGTTTATACTGAAAACGATTATAATATCAAAGCAAAAGAACTTAATTCAACTACAATCCAATTTACTATTCAATTCAGAGATGATGATGTAGGTGATGACACAAACAACGATGGTGCATTTAACCCGCAAGATGAATCAGTAACAGGTACACTACAAAGTGTAGTTGGCGAAAGACTGCCTACAGGATCAAGAGTTTCTTTAACTTCTCCTACATTTAATACCACAAATACTCTTTAATCTCTAATTACATAGTAAATATTACTATGGACGAGAAACTATCAAAAGCCTTAGAATTTGGAAACTATTCCGCAACTCTTAATAACCAAAGGAGAGTTTTGAAGGAAAAGTTTGTTACAGAGTCTATATACTTCTTTCAAGGCGGACAATTTACAATTAACAAAGAGTTGATTAACTATGTTTACACATTACAGTCAACTGATCAAGATTCATCTGTGTTAATTGATGACACTGACACTCCTATCTTTATTGATGACATATCAGATTTTTACGATAATATTACAGACAAATATTATGTTGCACTAAACAACTATCATAAAGACTACAGCAAACTTGAAACAAGTAGATCTGTAGATGGATTGGTTAATGAATAGTGGAGTACTTTTATTTGCATTCAATAATGAGCAAGTTGATTACGTATCGCAGGCTCGGTTCCTTGCAAAGAGAATTAAAAAGTACTTAAACTTACCTACCACACTTGTAACAGATGATGTAGAACGTGTTGTAAAATTTTACAACGGAAAAGAAGTATTTGATAAAATTGTTTCATCATCTATAGAATATAAAAATCGTAAAACATATCAAGACGGAAGTTTATCTAAAAAAGTATTAGAGTTTAAAAACTTTAATAGAAGTGATAGTTACGACTTAACTCCTTATGATAGAACTTTAGTGTTAGACACTGACTACATTGTAAGCAATGATTTACTTGCACATGCAATGACGTTACCGCACGAACTTATGATGTATAAAAAGTCAATGGATATTAGTGGTTGGAGAGATACAAGTGAGTTTGAATTAATTAGTGAAACATCAATAGACTTTTGGTGGGCGACATGTATTATATTTGATAAGTCAGATCGCAATGAAGCATTTTTTAATCTTGTAAAACATATAAAAGAACATTACGAACACTATCGTAACTTGTATCAAGTTACAACAACAGTATTTAGAAATGATATTGCATTTAGTATTGCAAATCATATTATGGGGTATACAAAAGAATTACCCGGTAAAATGGTTTATAGTACAGGCAAAGATATATTACAAAAAATTAAAGACGATTCATTTACACTACTTGTAGAAAAACAAGATCGTATAGGAGAATATACGTTAATTCGTACACAAGGTATAAATTTACATATAATGAACAAGTTTAGTTTAGGAAGGGAAATTGCTAATGCCTAATTTTACTTTCCTTGCACAAAATAGTGAATACAATTATATACGTCAAGCAGAATTATTAGCATTGAGTATTAGGAAAACTAATCCAGATAGTAAGATTTGTTTAATTACTAATGACAATGTAGAGCGTACAGAACTATTCGATGATATTGTACCTATACCGTGGGAAGATAAAGCAGAAGAACACAAGTGGAAAGTTCAAAACCGTTGGAAGATATACCATGCATGTCCATATGACAGTACATTTGTATTAGACACAGACATGTTAGTGTGTCATAACTTATCTAATTGGTGGAACTTAATGCAAAATTATGAAGTTTTCTATACAACAAACGTTACAGATTATAAACAATGTAAACTTAATGCAACATATTATAGGAAAATGTTTGAAGCAAACAACTTACCCAACATTTATGTTGCATTGCACTACTTTAAAAAGTCTGACTTTGCAAAAGAGTTTTATCATGCATTAGAATACACAATGAAACACTGGGAAGAGTGTTATGAAAAGTATGCACCCAAGCGTATGCAAAAGATTGCCAGTGTAGATGTATGTACAAGTATTGCAATTAAGATGTTAGGTGTAGAAAACAAAGTTACAAACAAGACTTTAGCGTTTCCAACTTTTGTACATATGAAACCTTATGTACAAACATGGAAAACACAAACAAAGAAATGGCAAGATCGTGTAAGTTGTTTTGTTAACAATGAAGCACAGTTAAGAGTTGGTGGTCATTTACAAGATACAGTGTTTCATTACACTGAAAAAGATTTTACGGATAAGTTTTATGACAGATATGCATAAAGATGAAGTACAAACATATATAGAGTTTGATTCTAAGACAGGAAGTATCCTAACGATTACTTCATACCCAACAAAACAGCATATTGAAGTAGATCCAAAAGCAGTAGCAGGACTATTAGACGGCTCGGAAAACTTCTTACACTATAAAGTTCAATTTAATCCAACATCAACCATGTATGAACTTGTTAATGTACATGAAGAAGAACGTTTTGAATACAATGTTAACAATAGTATATACAAGATACCTAATAATATAGAAGCAGACATTAATGTTATTAAAAATTACAAAACTAAAACATGGCAACTACAGTTTGGTACACTATTTGCTAAAACATTAGAAAAGAATACTGTAACACTACAAACGATTAAGAATTTTAGTGTTGTAGATAAAAACGATCCATATAAACTGCATAGAACATTAAAATTTAACTTGTCAGATGCAAATTTAGACTTGCAATTTGACCAAGATGATGTTATAATAAAACAATACGACTTATATACTAATAAGTTGTTCAATAGTTATAGCACAGGAGTCATAAATGATTAAAATCGCTGAACAGGATATTATCTTTTTAAGTTATGACGAGCCTAATGCTGAAGAAAACTGGGCAGACCTAAAACGCAAAGTGCCGTGGGCAAAACGTGTACATGGTGTAGAAGGTTCAGACGCCGCACACAAAGCCTGTGCAGACTTATCCGATACAAAACACTTTGTTACTGTAGACGGTGACACTATTATTGATCCTAAATTTATAGAAGTAGTGTTAGACTTAGACAAATTAGGTGTAGATGATGATTACCAGTTTAGTTGGTGTGGTAAAATTGATGTCAACGGACTAATGTATGGTAACGGCAGTTTAAAAATGTGGACTAAAGAGTTTGTTAAGAATATGCAAACACATGAAAACACAGACGGAACTGATCAAACAAGTATTGAGTTTTGTTACTTTGACAACTACTATCAACTTAATCAAAACTACTCAACAAGTATTATAAGTTCAACACCACAACAAGCATGGAGAGCAGGTTTCCGTGAGGGTGTTAAGATGAGTTTAGATCAAGGTAAAGTTATTAAAGACTTTAGTGAACTATGGTGGCAGAATTATCATAGATTACTGGTGTGGATGCAAGTGGGTGCAGATGTTACAAATGGATTATGGAGTATTATGGGTGCAAGAGAGGGTTGTTATAAAACAATGCTTACTGATTGGGACCATACACAGACAAGAGATTTTGAATACTTAAACAAATACTGGAATGACTTGTACGATTCGTTTGACAAAGGACAATGTGAAGAAGAGATATTTAATCTTGGCGAACATTTACAAAACGCATTTGACTTACCGATAAGTACACGAGCATTAGACAAAGAGCAAAGCAAGTTTTTTAAACATGTTTATGTAAACGGAGATAGGGTAATTAGACGAAAATGAAAATTAGATACTATCATAATATTAACGGATGGCGATGGTTAGGATTTTTTCTTGCTATGGCGTCTGCATTTATTTTAAGTGGAGGTGATCCTTCTTGGCAAGCCATAGGCTGGGGTGTTGCATGTTTTAGTTGCATCATTTGGATTTATATGGGTTGGAAAGATGGTGACACACCAAGAGCATTAATGGAATTATTTTATTTGGTACTTGCCATGCGTGGAATTTATAACTGGATTCAATGAGCGAAGTAGAACAAATTAAAAAAATAATGCCAGAGGCAGATAAAATCTCGCCTACATTCTGCTTGGCTAAATGGCACCATGTAACAATATATTTGCAAACAGGAGAAACACACAGTTGTTATCACCCTGCTCCGCATAAAATACCACTCGAAGGTTTAATTGATAATCCAAGTCAATTACATAATACTCCGCAAAAGAAACAAGAACGTAAACAAATGCTTGCCGGAGAGAAGCCAAGCGGTTGTCAATATTGTTGGAACATTGAATGTATGGGTAAAGACTACATCAGTGATAGGCATATTAAAACAACAAGTATATACACACCTAAACGTATCGAAGAGATAAAAAACAATCCGTGGGATTATAATATTAATCCTGAATACATTGAAGTAAACTTTAGTAATGAATGTAATTTTAAATGCGGATACTGTCACCCTAAATTTAGTAGTAGATACTTTAATGAAATTAAAAAAGAAGGTCCGTACACAGATGTATCAGCACACCGTAATGACATTGATTGGTTTGAACTTTATGAAGAAGAAACTAATCCATATGTAGAAGCATGGTGGAAGTGGTGGCCTGAAGTTAGTAAGACACTAAACATCTTACGTATTACTGGTGGCGAACCTTTAATGCACAAAAGTACTTGGCGTTTGTTTGATGAACTTGAAGCAAATCCTAAACCTCATATACAAATTGAAGTAAACAGTAACATGGGTGTTAAGGAATCTCTTGTACACAAACTTGTAGAACGTGTGAAAGAACTTAAAGCAAAGAACTGTATAAGAAGTTTCAAACTATACACAAGCATAGACACTTGGGGACCTAAAGCAGAATATACAAGACGTGGATTAGATATTGAACTATGGGAAAAGAATTTAGATTACTATCTAACTGAACTTGGTTATCCTGTAACGTTTATGATTACATTCAATTTGTTTGCTGTAACAAGTTTTGATTTGCTTCTTAAGAAAATACTTGAATGGCGTAAAAAATACACAAGAGCAAATGCAGGTATACAATGGCAAAACATTAGATTTGATACTCCGTACTTAAAAGAGCCAATACAGTTTGACATGAACATATTGCCTAAAGAACAGTTCATTCCGTACATGACAAGGCACCTACAGTACATCGGAGATAACGTTGATGACAGTGACCGCCATAAGTTTAGTTTGTTGGAGTATGAGCGTTTTAGACGTGTTGTAGACTATATGCGTACAACTACCTATGATGATAAGAAGTTAGCAATAGGACGTAAAACTTTTTACAATTGGTTTACGCAATATGACAAACGTAGCAATAGCAACCTTGTTGAAACGTTTCCTGAACTTAAAGAATTTTATGATTCTTGTAAACCTTAGCCGCAAGTGTTTGATTGTGTGTAAGCACATCGTCCATTTCAATAAGCATATCTTTACACTGCTCAATACTCATTAATTTTATACTATCTAACAAGTAACGTATTTTATTCATACGTTTGATATGGTCTTCTTCAGTATCATAACTTTCGTCCCAACTGAATGTTTTAAATCCTAACTTGCGGATATATTCTAATGTGTAAGGCGGAGCAACGCAAACAAACGGGCGTTTGTGTATCATTGCATTAACAGTTTTTTCACTAAAATTTCCTGTTGGTTGATAGAAGCGTGTTTCGTTTGCAACTACACAAAAACTCTTTGCGTAATACTTAGATAGTCCTGCTGGACCATTTAAGTTTCCTTCAGGCCATTTTTTATGTGCAGGATCTACACTTTGTAATTCTGTATCAATACTTAATGGAGGATTACTAAACGCCCAACTATAATAACCTGGAGTGTCTTGTAGGTGTTCTATTATTAAGCGTCTGTGTAAACTGTAACGCCAATTAGGACAGATAAAGTGTTTGTCAATATCATTATTAACTGTAAGCACACCGCCATTAAACTGATTGCGTAAAAATATATCAAAGCATTTTAGTTTAAACGGATAATCTTTTATATGTTTCTCTACATTATAATCACAGGTGTATACAGTAATCTCTACATCTTTTAGTGTTTCACTAAATGCTAATATACTGTCTAACTCATCAGCATAAAGATTTTCACCACCTTTGAATTCACTAAAGAAATCTCTGTTATGCTTTTTGCCAACTTCGTATAAACTTAACGGCTCGTACAAATATATGCTGAGTGTTTTAAGTTTCTTTGCTATCTTAGGAGTAAGAGGAAACTTATCAAAGTTTATTTTGTTTGTACCAGTAAAAATAATAAAAGGCTCTTTAGGAAACCAATGTTCAAACAGTTCATTAAACATTGAGCCTAACTTGGTAGACTTAACAGGTAAGTTACCCCAGAAAATATCTTGTGAAAACATTACCAGTAGGTGCCAGTAATCTGTAAAGTGTATCTTGAATCAACACCAATGTTGCTGGCCGCATGTGGTACTTCAGGATGCCATAAAACAAACTCACCTGCTTTCCAATTTACAAGTGCAGTACTATCTACTTCAAAGTAGTGTCCTGGTTTCCAATCTTCTAAGAATACAATAGCACGTCTTACATCTTCATGCTTCTGATTAAAAACTTTACAATATGTATTATAATGATCAACATGGGTAGGCATAATATCTAATGTATCCATTTTATAAAATACAAATCCACAGTTTTTTAAGTTTAATAATTGTGCAACTTGTTCAGCATAGTCAGGCATAGGATTACGACTGTCATACATTTTACCTGTTGTAGTTTCATGCGTATAACCTTGCTCACGCCACGTATCAGACTCAGCACCTGTAATAGGTTGTCTAACGTAATTAAAATATTTGTATCCTTCGTCCCATAGTACAGGGCATTTACCTTTAGTCCACATCTCTTTTTACATCCAATGTTACGCAGTGAAAGCCACCGCCAAGTGTACGTTGATGTCGCATTGGTAACATAGCACACTCTATTCCTTGGTGCTCAAGGAGATGTCTTAGATCCTCTTGGTGTTCTTCTAATGCAACTAACTTTGTATTTACACTAAACAAATTCATGTTAATCCATGTACTTGCATTACACCATTTAGGAAAGTGACCAATGTCTACAGGTTCAGGACACCATATAATATCCCAATTTCTAAATGGCTCAGGCAAATCTTCTCTTACTTTTATTCTACTTGGATTAACAAGTAATAACCCTTCACGCAAAAATGCAACAGTACTGTCAATGTGCATATAACTATAAACGTCTTGCAGTAGATTTACTTTAGCAGTAGAACCTAAAGCCCCTTGTAATAAGTTTGCACCTAACTTGTTTGCACTATTACTAACCAAGTATAGCAGTTGATCGTTTGCACGAATAATATTAGCGGCATCAAATGCAGGACTGTATTCATTGAGTGCTAAAATATCTTTATTGCCAATACAGTCTTTGTTGTATAATTGACTTTCATTGAAGCAACGTATTTCTTTAGGATTATCTAAATGATGTTGAAATGCTCTCCACTCACCCTTTCTTGCTCGTATAGGCATCGGTGTAGCAAGTGTTAGATTACCGTGTACAAGTACACTATCTCTTGGACAGTAGTTATAGTAATTACAATTTGTTTTCTCAGGACGTACAACTTCTACATTTTCTGCTTGTAAAAATTCTACAAATGTTTCTAAGTCTTCATTTGCTTCTTCAATAACCTTATTTGGATAAGGTCCTTTGATAATTTCTGTTTCGTCTAACTTATCAGCAAAGTTTACACAGCGTAAACTAATATCAATATCATCAGGTATCTTTGCATGATCTGCAACTCCAACTATTACTTTTCTAAGTTGACCCCATTCGTTTGTATTCATTTAAAAACTTTCATATCAGGCAAGTATGGATAGTCATCGCTACTCCAAATTTTCTGTTCTTCTTCTTTTACTGTTTTTAACAAGTCAATACCTTGTGCCGCAGTTTCAGGAGTCATGTAATAATGATAACCTATGTATTGAATGTCTTGTTCGCCCCATGGCTTGTCGTCAGTCCTACCATCATGTGCCATTGCTTTTAAAATATCATAATCATTCTGTGTGCTACAAAGTATTGCACCACCTCGTCCAAGTCCTAACATTTTTTTATATTGAAAACTTAAACACTTAAAAGTATCTGGCAAATAACTACCACGTTTGAAACTAACAGCACCATCAATAATTCTTGTGCCACCTAATACATATTCTTCTTTCCAAGAAGCATCAAGGAATTCCCACTTGATGTTTAACTTCATTAGTGTAAAAGGAATACTGATATATGTTCTTGCAGGTATCTTTACTTGGTCGGGTTGCAAGTAACGTAGGCAAAGTTCGATAGAATGAGTACAACTATCCGTTGCTACAGCAAATGGTGCATTGTAATAGTCTGCAATGCTTCTTTCAAACTCTTTGACGGTTTCAAACATACACATATTTATGTGCGTAGTTAATAAGTAATAGTGTGAGTGAAACTATTGATTTATGCAATTGGTCTGAAGATTGGAGCCTTAGCCGGTTCCAAAGTCTGCACCAGTGCGGTTACAAGGAGATATCATGAAAATTGGATTTATTGGGGTAGGTAAATTGGGCATACCTTGTGCAGAGGAAATAGTTAAGAAAGGGCATACAGTTCAAGGCTATGACATTACAAATGTTTATAGTGAATTGATTGATCAAAAAGAATCAGTCTGTGAAGCAGTAACTGGTGCAGATATCGTATTTGTTGCAGTGCCAACACCACACCACCCTGACTATGACGGCAGACGTCCAACAAGTCATCTTGAACCTAAAGACTTTGATTATAGTATTGTAAATGAGGTTCTTGAAGAAGCAGATATGTTTATGACAAAAGATCAACTGCTTGTTCTTATTAGTACAGTATTACCAGGTACAACACGTAGAGAATTTGTACCACGTGTTACGCACACACGTTTTGTATATAATCCTTATTTAATTGCAATGGGTACTGTAGGTTGGGATATGATTAATCCAGAGATGGTAATGATAGGCACAGACGATGGTAGCGAAACAGGTGATGCAAAACAACTAAAAGAATTTTATCAAAGCATTATGGAAAATGATCCACGTTATGTTATAGGAACATATGACGAGTGCGAATGTATTAAAGTATTTTACAATACATTTATTTCAACTAAATTAAGTCTTGTTAATATGATTCAAGATGTTGCACAACGTCAAGGTAATATTAATGTTGACGTAGTAACAGATGCACTTGCACATTCAACGCAACGTATTATGAGTCCAATGTACATGACAGCAGGTATGGGCGATGGTGGCAGTTGCCACCCAAGAGATAATATTGCATTACGTTACATGGCAAAAGAATTAAATTTAGAATATGATATCTTTGACAGTATTATGACAGCAAGAGAAGTACAAGCAAAAAATCTTGCAATGTTTGTTATTGAAACACAAAAGAAATATGGCGGAGGTATTTTTCTAAATGGTATTTCATATAAACCAGGAGTACCATATGTTGATGGTAGTTATGCGTTACTTGTAGATCATTATATAAGAGAAGCAGGAAAAACAACTATTGCTATTGATCCACTTGCAAGTGAAATGCCAAGCCATGAAGCAAACCTTGGCGGTATAGTTTTACTTGCTCACCCAACCCCATACTTAGATTATGCTGAGGATACTGTGTTTATTGATCCTTGGAGGAAAATGAAAAAGAATTCTAAGTATCTTGTACTACAATACGGAAACACAAGATAATGTATTACAGTAAAGATCATCCATTATTATATTTTCCCGGTAAGGCTGGTAAGAGTCTGCATTGGTATTGTGGAGATGATAAAGAAAATTATAAAGAACATAACAAAGAAGGTTGGCACTATCATAATACTGCTGACAAGTTAGAATATAACTTTAATAGCCTTGGATATCGCACAAAAGAATTAACGGGTCTTAATCACGATTATATTTTAGTGTTCGGGTGCAGTTATACTGAAGGAGTAGGTTTATACGAAGAAGAAATATGGTGTAATAAAATTGCACAAATGTATGGTTTAGACGTAATAAACTTAGCCAAAGCAGGCACAGGACCTGATATTATTGCGTTAAACACACATTTATTCGTGAAGAACAAAATAGTACTTCCTAAATGCGTCTTAATTCAATGGCCACACTCGTCAAGAAAGAGTTTTGCATACATAGAGAAAACACTTTTTCATGGCTCGCAGATACGATTAGAAGATAGAAATATTAATTTTACTCCAGACGGAACTGAAGAAGAATATGAAATGATGGATTCAAATTGGTATCATAAACGTTGGGCTCACGAACAAGGACAAATGAATTATGAAAATTTGTATCATTTAAATAGTGTAAACAATATATGGAACGCACTTGGGGTGCCTGTACATAATTGGACGTTCCAAGCAGACTTTAAAACAAAGTATGACAAGGATATGGTACAAACAGTAAAAACAAAGATGACTGGTCGTGCAAGAGATATGGCACATGATGGGTATGACATACACGATCAAGTTGTTGAACAAATAAAGGATAAAGTAAGATGTATGATATAGTCTTTATAAGTCATGGCGAAGCCAATGCAGAAAATAATTGGGAAATTTTGAGAAGCCAATTTCCTATGGCTAAACGTGTAAAAGACATTGACGGAATACATCAAGCACACATTGCCGCGGCTAAAAAATGTTTTACTAAAATGTTCTGGGTTGTAGATGGTGATGCAGAATTATCAAGAGGCTTTCAATTTGATTACGAGGTTTCCGAGTGGGATTTAGAAACAGTACATGTATGGCGAAGTATAAATCCGATTAATAACTTGGAATACGGGTATGGAGGTGTAAAGTTACTACCACGATCACTCACACTGAACATGGACATCTCTATACCCGACATGACTACAAGCATTAGTAATAAATTTAAAGCAATGCCAGAGGTCAGTTGTATAACTGCATTTAACACAGATGCTCTTAGTACATGGAGAGGTGCATTTAGAGAATGCGTAAAATTAGCAAGTAAAACTATACCAGGTCAAGTAGACGAAGAAACAGAACAACGATTAACAACATGGTGTACAGTAGGTGCCAACAACGAGTTTGGCAAGTATGCTATTCACGGTGCCCAAGTAGGAAAACACTTTGGTACAGCACACAAAGATGATAAAGAAATTTTATATAAAATAAATGACTTTGAATGGTTAAAGGAGCAGTATGACGAATACAAAGATTCCATTTAAAGACATAGTAAGTCTCGGACAGAAAACAATGTTAGATACTAATCTATTCAGCGTTAGTTGGATCCTTGGCAGGTTCTGTAATTACAAGTGTAGTTACTGTTGGCCTTACGCTAACACCGACAAGCCAGACTATCAGGAATTAGAAGTTTATAAAACATCTATTGATGAAATCAAGAAACAAGCAAAAGCAAATGGCTTCGATAAATTTCATTTTAGTTTTAGTGGTGGCGAGCCTACAGCATACAAAGGCTTTTTAGATTTAGTTAATCACTATGAGGATTATGAAAGCGAATACCTAAGCATACACATGACAAGTAATTGTAGTCCAGCAAAGAAATGGTGGAAAAAGTTTTTAGATGTTACAGATGTTATGGACAGAAGAAGTATTACAGCAAGTTTTCATGCAGAATTTGCAGATGAAAAAGAATTCGGAGATAAACTTTTGTATCTCCAAGATGAAGGTGTACTTGTAACTATTAATCAAGTTATGGTACCCGAACTATGGGAGGAATATTATGCCAGAAGTAAAAGATTTATTGATAGAGGCTTACACGTCACTCTTAAACCGCAAAGTGATCCAACTGCATCGTTTGTGGTCAGTGGTTACACAGAGGAACAAAAAGAAATATTGCGTACCGAAAGCGAACAATCAGTCCACCAAGTCTCGCTTACGGATGTTAATGGAATAGAATATAGTATTGACCAAGCAGAACGCCTAAATGCTTACGGATTTAATAAATTTAAAGGTTGGGAATGTAACAGCGGATATCAAAGTTGCATAATTAGAAACAACGAAGTTAAACGTAGTTACAGTTGCCATGATCAACCTTTAGGCACGTTACAAGATGGATTTAGATTGTTTGATAAACCAATGCTTTGTATTACACCAACGTGTGTAAGCAGTGCAGATAGCAAAATACCAAAGAGGAAATTATGAACGTAGGAATAGCAGGATACGGTTACGTAGGCAAAGCCATTGCTGAGTGTATGAAAAACAAAAATACAGTTTTAATCAGCGATCATAAGTTTGGCCATTACGATGATTTACGAAATGCACAAGCAATTATTGTTTGTGTAAGTACGCCACGACGATCTGATGGAAGTTGTAACATGAATAACGTATTTGAAGTTATTCAGGAAGCACCAGATGTCCCTATTTTAATTAAGAGTACAATAAGTCTTGAAGGTTGGCGTATGCTACGAGATACATTTCCTGAAAAGCAGTTAACATTCAGTCCAGAGTTCTTACGTGCCGAAACAGCAGTAATAGACTTTGCAAATACAAAGACTGTGTTGTTAGGTGGTGACAGTACACACTTCTGGGCAGGCTTTTTTGTAGAACTACTTGGAACTATAACAGTAAAGCCAGCAGATCCTGAAGAATTAATATTAGCCAAGTATGCACGTAACAGTTTCCTTGCATTAAAAGTATCGTTCTTTAATCAATTAGAAGATCTTTGTAATAGTGCAGGAGTTAGTTCCGAACAAGTACGAAAATTTGTTGCAGAGGACGAACGCATAGGACATAGCCATTCAAATGTAACAGAAAAGCGTGGGTTTGGCGGCCATTGCTTTCCTAAGGACGTAGATGCACTAATACACCAAGCACAAGGGTACAATGCTGAATTTACATTGCTTCAAGAAGCAGTTAAATATAATAAGAAGATTAGAAATGAAAATTGATATTCAAGATATTAAGTTCTGGATGGACGCAATTCGCAATAGCGAAGATAAAGATCGTACATTAGAAACTTTTTGGGGTGGTCAAATACAATCTAAGTTATGGTTGATTAATACTATCTCAGAAAAGAACAAATTAATACGTAATGCTGAAATAGTTATACACGGAGGCTGGAACGGATTACTGGCAAGTATGCTATTCAACAGCGAAGTAGGTGTTAAAAAAATTATAAGTGTTGATGTTGATCCTGTATGCAAGGAAATTGCAACTACAGTAAACAAGAGATACGAAATGGAAGGTAAGTTTGAAGCAGTGACTTGTGATATGGTAGATTACAAATATGAAACAGAGCCTTATATTGTTATCAACACAAGTTGCGAACACATTACTCATAAAAAATACAAACAATGGTTAAACAATGTACCAGATTCCGCACAGGTTATTGTGCAAAGTAATGATTACTACGAATTAGAAGAGCATGTTAATTGCTATGACAGTTTAGATCAATTTGCAAGGAAAAGTATGTTGGAGATAGAAGTAAAAGATGAGATTCAATTACCTAAGTACAAACGATTTATGGTTATAGGGAAAAAGAAATGATACATAGACTTACACAATACGGTCAGCATATCGAATTAGACGTAACAACTGATCCAGAAATGTTAATTGCTTGGGCTAATGATTTTGAATGGCAAAAATATAATCCACGTAAAGATGTTAATCGTTGGGGATTAAGTGTTACAAGTTCAGACGGTACATTCAACGGTATTGATTTAGATAGTTTATACGAGTACAATAAAGAAAACAAAACATCATACAATGAAAAAGATTTTAACGTAGCAACTCCTGTACTAAACAAACAAATACATGATATACTTAAACCTTGGGACAAAGATTATTATAGAACACACTTTTTAAAGTTTGGTCCAGGAGGATTCTTTCCTCCACACAGAGATTGGAACTACCATTCGGGTAAAGCAGACAGTTTTAGATTGATTATGCCTTTACGTAATGTTAATCCTCCGTACTTTAATTTTGTATTAGAAGATAAAACACTACATTGGGAACCAGGTAGACTTTACTTTGTAGATACATTAAAAATGCACTATCTATTCAACAGTAGTTTTAATGATAGTTATTGGTTAATTGTAAATGTTGATTTAAATCCAGATACTATTCAAAGCACACTTGAAAGGATGAATCAGAAGTAATGTATAATTATCAGGACATAACGTCAATACATTTAGAAGTTACTTCTAAGTGCCAAGCACGTTGTCCAATGTGTCCACGTAGATTACATGGCGGTCCATTACTTGAGGGTTTAGATTTAGAAGAAATATCTATTGACACTTTCAAAGAATGGTTTCCTATAAGTTTTGTACAACAACTAAAGTTTCTTAATATGTGTGGAAACTTAGGAGATCCTATTGTTGCAAAAGATACATTAAAAATTTTTAGATACCTGCGTGAAAATAATTCAGAAATGACATTGCAAATGCACACTAACGGAAGTGGTAGAACTAAAGAATGGTGGCGTGGACTTGCAGAACTAAAAGTAAAAGTTGTATTTGGTATTGACGGGTTAAATGACACACATGCATTGTATAGAATTAATACTAACTGGGAAAAGATTATTAACAATGCATCACAGTTTATACACGTAGGCGGAGATGCACGTTGGGATATGTTAGTGTTTGCACACAACGAACATCAAGTTGATACTTGTGAAAAAATGAGTAAAGAATTAGGATTCAAAGGATTTAGTATTAAGCACACTACAAGATTTAAAGATGGTAAGTTTGACGTACTTGATGACAACTACAATATCACACATACCTTATTGCCGTCAAGAAAGAGTCTTGAAATGATCGAGCCTGCAAAACAAGCAATGCAAGAAATACTACCTACAATTACTTGTAAAGCAAAACAAGATAATCAAATGTATATTAGTGCAAATGGTAATGTTAGTCCTTGTTGTTGGTTAGACTTAGAATGGATACCACAGCACTCAGCACAACGTATAGATTATATGGTAAAGATAGGTAAGTTTCCTAACCTACACAAGCAGTCCTTGAAAGAAATATTTGACAGTAACTTCTTTAACAAAATTAGTAGTTGTTGGACTTCAACTGGTATAAAAGAATGTTCAAAGCAATGTGGAAATTTTGACAAACTAAATGCACAGTTTGAAAGGAAAGAACATGTCTAAAACATTTTGCCCTTTACCTTGGATACATTTAGCAACACGACCTAACGGTGATGTTAGAGTTTGTTGTACTGCTAATGCATCAGGTGCAGGTATAGAAGATGATAAGACAGCAGGACTTGTTAAGAAAGACGGAGTCAGTATGAACTTGCGTGAACACACTATTGAAGAAGTATGGAATAGTGAACACATGCGTCGAACAAGATTGCAAATGTTAAATGATGAAATCCCAGAAAGTTGTCGCAAATGTTTTGCAGAAGAAAGCAAAGGTATTGTTAGTAAACGTCAATGGGAAACAGAAGTATGGAAACAACGTTTAGACATAGATAGCATTGTAGAAAAAACAGATGAACAAGGTAACTTGCCTGTTAATGTTCCTTACTTTGATTTACGTTTAGGTAATGTATGTCAACTTAAATGTGTTATGTGTAGTCCACATGATTCAAGCAGTTGGATTAAAGAATGGAAACTAAATCATCCTAAGTACACAAACAAAGAGTTAATTAATGATCAAAGTTGGAATGAGGACTTTGATTACACTTGGTATAAGAAAGGATCGTTTTTAGATTCTATGAAAGACCAAGCACAGCATATTAAAGAATTATATTTTGCAGGCGGCGAGCCTCTAATGATTCCTGAACACTATAACATATTACAATTTATGGTTGATGAAGGCCATGCTGAAAATTGTTGCATTAGATATAACAGTAACGGACTTGTATTAAAACCTGAACTATTTGTACTATGGCAACACTTTAAGGAAGTAACATTTAATTTTAGTATTGATGCGTATGGTGAAAAGAATGATTACATACGTTATCCGAGCAAATGGGCAGACATTGAAAAGAATATAAAAATACTTGATTCAAGTAATGCAAATATTAATATCAACATAGCATCAGCAGTACAGATGTTTAATGTAGCACACCTTGATGAACTTGCTGAATGGAAACTTGATCAAAGGTTTAGTAAAGTAAATGCACAAACACAAGGCGGAATGATTAGTACACACCTTGTATATTTTCCGTCTTATCTAAATGTACGAGTGTTACCAGAAGAGTACAAACAGTTTGCTAAAAAACGTATTGAAGCATTTATAGACAGACAAAAATTTAACACACAATGGATTCAACACCCAATGGGCCGAGTACGTTGGGAAGGTTTAATAAAATATATGATGGAAGAAGACTGGTCAGCAAAGTTACCTCAAACACTTGATTACATAAGAGTGCTTGATGAACAACGTGGATTAGACTACACTAAAATATTTCCTGAACTTGGAGATGCTTTATGCAAGTAGGATTAACAGGACACAAAGCAGGAATTGGAAAAGCATTTTACGAATTATACAAAAATGATTATGTTTGGGTACTGCTTGATAGAAATGAAGAATGGTCATGCGATGTAAGAGATACTGCAAAAGCATTTGATCATTTACGTGATGTTGATATCTTTATTAACAATGTTTACTGTGAAAATACACAAAGCACACTGTTTGATATGTGGAGTGTGTTTAATCAAGACAAAGATAAGTTGTGTGTAAACATAGGATCAGTTGTTGCAAATACTACAAATGATATTTTCTTTGAAGAAGATTACTACAAAAATAAATTAGAACTACACACAAAAACACATAACTGGAATAATTTAAGACCTGAGTGTAAAGCAAGTCTTGTTGTTCCTGCATTTTGTGATACAGACTTTGCAGGTAAAGACGTTTATAAAAGCAAAGAAGTATTAGAAGAATTAAGAACAAAGTTTCATTACTTTAAAAAACAACACAAATTACTAAAACCAGAATCAGTTGCAAAGGTTATTAAGTTTATAATTGATGAATGGGAAAGTGGAAACCACATCAATACATTAGAGATGAGAAATTGAAATTAGAGTATGTAGACATAACGAAAAAAGATTGGTTCCTTGTTAGTTGGACACTCAGCAACAAGTGTAACTATCGTTGTGAATACTGTCCAGATATTTTACATAACGGAAGTACAGGTCAACCCAAATGGGAAACTGTAAAAAACTTTGTTGAAAAATTAAAAGTACCCAAGACAATGTGTTACAGAATAAGTGGTGGTGAACCTACATACTGGAAACACTTTATTGATCTTGCAAAACTTGTAAAAAAGCAAGGACACTATTTTAGTTTTGTTACAAACGGAAGTCAACGTGTAAAGTACTACAAAGAAATTAGTAATTACACAGACGGATTTATTATTTCGTATCACCCACAGTACGCAGACGTAGAGCATTTTATTGAAATAGCAAACACGGTTGACTGTCCTGTTGCTGTACATCTAATGATGGTACCAGAAAAATTTAATGAATTAGAAAGCATTGCTAAACAGTTATATGAAGGTAGTGATAATCTTACAGTTGAGCCTAAGGTAATTGTAGACAAAACAAGTCAAGAACATGTAACAAATGAAGTTACAGTTTACACACCAGAGCAAAAAGATTTAATCAATAACTGGAAGTACAAACGAGAGTTTAACTTTAGTAATTTACACCGCGGAGAGTTACTACTAAATAATTCAGTAGTTACTGCTAATGAAATCCTACTACAAGAAAAGAATCAATTTAGTGGTTGGAAATGTTGGGCAGGTATTGATGGAGTAAACGTAGATATGTGGGGGAACCTATACAGAGCAGATTGTCAATTTGGCGGTGCGTTAGGTAACCTTGAAAGATATAAATTGCCCAATGAGCCTATTATATGTGGTAAAAGTGTGTGCAGTTGTTTAAGCGATATTTTTATAAGGAAGGAACACAATGACTCAAGTAACACGCAGAGAAGCATATAGAATTTTTTATATGGTAAAGGGCCACTTAAACGCAACAGAAGATTGCATCTTTGATTGTTACGATAGTTACTTTAAAAGGTTATGGAACAATAACGAAGCAATGCACAGAGAAGAAGGGTTTGAAGAAGCCTACAAAAAGGTAACAAATACATATACACAACGTGACTGGGATAGAACAGTAGGTTGGGGAACAGTACCAAAGGAATATAGATGCGAATAGTTGTAACAGGTAATCCTAATTATGAAGGCTTATGCTCGGGTATATGGGAAGCCTACAGTCGTAATCAAGTAGAATTTATTGGTAGATGGAATGACTGGGATCTTACAGATGCTGACGCAGTAGCAGAACACGTAAAAGATCATAATGTATTTGTAAACAGTCAATACGGTCCTAATGGCGAACAAGTAGAATTGTTACGTAAGGTATATGAAAAGTTTAATGGTGAACACATTATTAATATTTCAAGCACAACAAGTTATTGGGGTGACGGATATAATCCAGGCAACTATCTTAAAAACAAAACCGAACTTGATGAATTAAGTAAAAAGTATTCACAGTACGGAACGTTTGGTAGTAGCAAAATTCGTGTAAGCAATATTGCGTTTGGTCAACTTGCATCACAAACACAATTAGATAAAAGCACTAATAACAAAATTAGTTTGCTTGAAGCAGGTAAACTTGTTAAATGGGTAATTGATAGTCCACGTAGTTACAACTTACACTATATGGCACTTGATCCTATACAAACAGATCTTTAAGTTCTGGACAATAATCTAAAACACTTGTATCTCTAATCTTATCTAAGTCCTTAGTATAGTTTACAAACATATCTAATAGTTTGCTATTGTTTTGTTCGTACGTTATGTTAGGTAACTTGTGTTCAATACTTTGTAATACTTCATTAGGCAGTACACGAGGATTTAAGTAGGCAGGTTGTGCTACTACATTATTAAAGTATATACTCCAATTATCTTTTTTGTTAGCATCAAACCAAGTTTGTATTTTATCTAAGTGTGCAATATTATATGCCATCACAGTTACAGCAATAATAATTCTATCAAAGTTGTATTGTTTTAGATTGTTATTAAGTTGGTCAAACGTAAAGTTCTTTCCACCTCTAATGTATTCATAAAGTCCGCCAGTGCCTTCAACACTTACTGTCCATTTAGTTTCGCCAAAGTGTCCAGCAAGTTCCTGTACTTCTTCATCAACAATCGTACCATTCGTTGTCCAGTCAAGTATAACATTTTTTGCAACTCCTAAGTCTATAAATTTCTGCAATATTTTTTTATTTGCAGGTTCCATGTAAGGCTCTCCGCCTTTAATACTAAGATAACGTAACCCCATAAACGGAGTAGGATCTTCAAATAAGCGTTCTATAATCTGTTCGCTTTTATTAACATATCCAAACTCTGGATTGTCAATTCTTCTATGATATGGATTACCATTTTGTGCAAGTTTCAATTCGTCTTTGACCCAAGCACTTGAATTGATTCCATCACACATTCTACATTTTAAATTACAAATATTACTCATATTAAATTCCAAAAACTTAATATCATGGAAGTTTTTTGAGTAATCATTATTGGATTCTTCAAGCATTGGATTCAATATATCACGGAAGAATAATCTCCTACTATGACCTACTGTAGCCTCTTTTAAAGCACATTGTTGACACTCGGGCGGCAACACTCCATTACGGATACTATCCTTTGTGTATGACGCTGTAATGCTGTCTAAGACGGTGTTTAAGGGCTCTTGTAGCACGTTTCCGTAGCGTTTAGTGTACACACCATCAGGTACAATATCGCCGTTAAAACGTACCAAAATACTATGCCAGGGTGCGTAACATTTCATCGAATTTCTCTCCAAAAGCAGACCTTAAATCGCTTTCCAATTTATCAAATACTACACTGGGTTGATACACTCCTACATTGTCCCAATCAATTAATTCATATGAATTACCTTGAACAATAATGTTACTGAGTACCCAATCTCCGTGTGCAAATGGTTGTGTGGTGTTAATGTTTTCTAAACAAAAATTGTATATACTTTTTACAAATTCTGGTGTATGCGGTAGTGTGTTTGCTACAGTGCCTTCAATAATTTTAGTATCAATAAACATTCTGCCAGCGTCAATACCGTGATTAATAATGTAACCAGGACGTACTTCTTCCATTATATCGATATGGTCGTCAAGCCATTCTTGATTTGCAAAGTCCCATTGTTTACGATAAAAGTTTGCACCTTTATAAACACGTCTTAATTTTTCTTTATTCTCTTTAATTAATTCCATAAGCCTTTGCTACCTCTGGGATATATTCTTTTAGACTACAGCCTCTTTGTTTATCAAAGATAGATATCCATTTTTTAAATGCTTCTTGTTGAATAATATCTGCAGGTTGATCTACCCAGTACTTAAATTTTTCTGGACAGTATTGTTTAATTTCATCTGGTGCATTTTTTGTGTTAAGATATTCAGGATTCATTAATAAGTTATCAAAGAATTGAAAGTCATGTTTTTTACACCAATCAATAATTGTTTCGTAGTGATGTAAATTTAAAACTTGTATAGTAGGCCCGAGGCTTTTGTATTTTACTATCTCAGCCCATTTAAGCATATTAGTTTCTACTTGTTCCCAGTTACTACCCCAACGTATGTAATCGTTTACTTTACCAATACCGTCTATACTAAAACACATATTAACAGTTTCGAAACGTTTTAGTTCTTCATATATGTTAGGATTCATAATTGTAGCATTAGTATTAAAACGTACTTCAACTGAACTGTCTAACTTTTGTAAAAATTTATGAAGTCCTTTAACCATCATAGGTTCGCCACCTGTTAAGTATACTTCTCGTAGTTCAGGTAATGTGGCTAAGTATTCTCCACGCTCATCTGTGTACCAATCAAAGTTTGGAAAAGGTTCATTACCCCAAGGCGATTCAATACCTTGTTTAAGCATCTCTTGATGTTCTTTAGCAAGACTACTTGACACACCTGGATAACACATAGTACATTGTAGGTTACAGTTACTACCGAAACGTAAGTCTAAATGACTAACACCTGGACCATACTGTCGTGGTCTTGTACGTTGACTTGTTTCTCCGGCTTCTTCTTGTATTTTACATTTTTCACAAGCCTTGGGAAACAATCCGTTTTCAAATGTTGCAATAGCATTTTGATATGTTGCACTATTACGCCAGTCGTCTACAGTGTGTGTTGTTACATTTTCTCTATTAGTAGGTTCATTACTAATACAACACAAACGATATTCGCCTGATGTTTTAACACATACTTGGTGATCTAAATACTTACACTTCACCGCAGGTTACCTCACATATTTTAAATCTATTATCACTGGGATAATTTAATGTATCACTTTCGATAATTTCTTCTAACGGAATCTTATTAACATTAGGCCATTCTACACTATTACATTCTTGTGCATACGGACTGTCAGGATTTTTAGCATAACGATCACTTAACAAATAACAACAAGGAAATACTTCTCCAGTATGACTTATTTGTACCTTTTGTTTTTTCTTCCATTTGCAAGTAATACAGCCTTTGTCAAACCCTTTTTCAATTAAACCTTTTACACGATTTACATTATCTAATTTACTTGTATCGTATGCAATAGTACGTGCTTGTTCTTTCTTAGTTGCTTTAAAGTTTTCTACTGCTTCATTGACAACACTATCAATAGCAGTAAAAGTATAACCGCCGTTAATATCAAAAACTTTAAAACCCATGTCCTTAGATAGTTGTTCACACTCTTCTATTTGGTGTTTGTTATGTTCAAACACAAGCATACGCCAACGTGCAATACCACCTGCATCTATAAACGCACTTGCATTAGCCATAATATTTTTCCATATAACATGTCGTCTATATAAATGATTAGTATCTTCTAAGCCGTCTATACTAAATGTAATAACTGCTTGAGGGAATCTGCGTAAGTTCTGTGCTAACATTCTATACAAATTAGGTTTACCTATACCACCATTAGTGTGAATCATAATTTTACATTTTAATTTTCTTGCATACTCTAATGCAAAAGGTAAATTAGGATTCATAATAGGATCACCATATGCACCATTAAAAATTATTTCTTCTACACCTTTAGCATTGTCAACAATATTTCTCCAAGTGTCCATAGTCATGTGTCCTAAGGGCATATTTGGATTGACAGTTATGCCGTCAATGTTCCGTGAGCAATTACCACACATAGCATTACAATGGCTTGTGAAGTCTACAACTAACGTCTTAAGGTCCTGTTTTCGTAAGAATGGCATCATAGTATTTACCGCCATTATAAGAGCACATAACGGTGTCTGGCAGGTAAATATGAGTATGCAGGAATTAGAAAAATACCATAACGAGCATGGCATCCTGAAGCAAGAATTATACCCAGACACATTTGATCCTAAGTGGTTAGTTACAGAAAGTGGTTGGGGATACTTTCATCTTAGTGCTTTAGATAATCAGCCTTGGAAAGAAATGCACAAAGAAGCAGAGGCACTTGCTGATAAGTTTCATAGTCATAGAGAAGATTCATACGGCAAGGGTTGGAAGAGTCTAACACTACATGGACTTAATGAAGATACACAAAGTTTAAGTCAATATGGTGAACGTGATAAAGTACTTAAAGAATTAGATTGGACTTGGGTAGCAGACGAATGTCCTGTCACTAAAAAGTTTTTAACAGATGTATGGCCTGCAGAGTTTTTAAACCGTGTAAGATTTATGTTACTTGAACCGGGCGGGTATATACTTCCACATCAAGATCGTAAAGACGAAGAAAAACGTTTAAGTGTTTGTAACATTAGTTTAAACAATCCAGAAGATTGTACTTTTATTTTTAAAGACAAAGGTATTGTTCCTTTTAAAGACAGCGGTAGTGCATTTTTAATGGACATTAGCAACGTACATAGTGTTTGGAATCGTAGCGACAAACCAAGAATACATATGATAATACATTATGAACTTGGTAGACGTACAAGAGATATGTTTTATACGTTAAGAAAAAGTTTCTATACTAATAGGAGAACACTCGATGGATTGGAATAGTCTTTCAGTTGATCGATATTACGAAGATCTAAATTCTAATAACGAGGTTGGTATAGGTATATTAGATATCTCCAGAGATATTGATAACGACTTTGTTGCTAAACGCACATTCGATATGACTTACTTCTATATTAATAGAATGATTAAAATGAACTTGTGTTCATACGTAGGGCGTTATACAACTGTAAGTCAAATATTAGAAAACGCAATCGCACAAGATAAAAAGTATTGCATGGTTGCTTGCCAAGGATTATTATTGTATAGAGGTCCAAGTTTAGTGCAGAAAAGTGTTGCATATGCACAAAACAATCCGCAGTTTTTTGTAGTTGGACATATTATGGACAAGCAAGGACAACATCATTATCTAACTAAAGACGCTTATCCTGGATTGCATAGACAATACTTGTTTGTAAATTTAAGTAAATGGGTTGAATTAGGTAAACCAGAGTTTGATGAACTTGGTGTGTTTACTGATAGACCCAGAGAATATCGTAATGTAGAATATAGTAAAGAAAAGATTCATAGCGAATACACACCTAAGTGGGTAAAAGGTGCAGAAGGTTATACACATAGCACTATTACTGCTGATGGAAGTAACTGGATACATCTTGCCGCAGAAAATAATATTACTATTGAGAATCTTGATAATGATATGCGAGAATGTAAAGTATTTTTATATCCTTACAACAAACCTGAAATACTTGAAAAGGTATGGTTAGATAAAACTAATGACAAACTTGTTGATCAATTAAATTACAGTCAACGAGCATGGATACGTAAATTAGGATACCAAGAAGAAATAGAAAAGAACAGAGTGTATGCTTTTAATACAGAAAGATTAAGTGGAGAAGGTGTACGTACAAGTACACTTATAGATCATTTGTTTAGTGCGGCCGCAGGATTTAAACCACTTGCAATACTAAATGCAAACGGATTTCATAGAGGTACTACAGTACATTACTTTGATTGGTGCGAAGCAAGTTTAAACTATAAGAAGCATTTATTAGAAACTTGGGACGGTTATGACTTGGATAAATGGCTCTTAGAACATGATTTAACTTATAACTTCAGCAGTACTTACCGTGCTAACTATAAAGAATTCTGGGAACAAGAACTAAAAGACTTCGGCGGAAGCCTTGCTTTTCAAAGACTATGGGCAAGGTATAGAGAATTAAAACATGAGTTTCATATAATTGATATTGTACAAGACAGTGATAAACTGTTCGATGTAATTGATAGTCTACATGGTACTAAGGTGTTGTGGACTACAAACATATGGTCAAGTGAAATGCTTCAATGGAATATAGAACCAGAAGAACTTGAAAAGAATTATACAAAGTTTAAACATAGAATAAACAACCTTGTAGTTTATGGACACGACTACTGTGGTATTGATCTAAACGATAGTGTCAAAGGAAATTATACACATGTCAAGTTTTAAAGTAGAACGTTGGCACAACGGTATCGACCTAACAGATTATTATGCAAGAGCAGAAGCAAAAGGCTTTATTAATAATGCAAGCCAAGAAATGCTTATTGATTGCTTTAACAACGAACGTGAAATGCATTTGTTCTTATTATATGAAGATGATGTAATTGTAGGAACGCAGGTATTACACACGTTTGATGAATTAGGACCTAATGCTTGGAGAGCAGGAAGAACAAGTTTACTTGTACCACCATTAGGAAAAGGCAAAAGTATTATCACAAAGTTTCAGAATCACACTGATCAATTTTTACATCCTGCTGTTATAAAATTTGTTACTGAACGTAACGGAGATTTGTATTCAACTACAAATATGAATCCAGAAGCCAAACAAAATCAATCACACCAAGTGTATTTTCCTTTATTAGAAAAGATGGGTGTAGTTGAAAAGGTTAAGGATATGGATTACAGATATACCAAACAGTCAGTTTGGAAATTTAACTTTGAACGTTTTTGGGAATTGTATAACTTATTTCCTAAATGGAAATTAAGCACCAATCATTGATATCCACGCCGCGCCTGTATAGAACACTGGGTAAGGAGTTGATCCACTAAAACTTGCTGGATCCCAATTAGTCTTATCAGCAACTGCAATCATTCCAATTACTGGAGTACTTGGAGCCGCCGTTTGTGGTTCCATTGTCATAACACCATCAATATCAAGTGTTGACCTTGCCGCAGTTCTATTAATTGCAAGTTGACCTTTAGCATCAAATACCATTATCTTAGGAACTGGTGAAGAACCTGTGCCTGCGTTAGTTACAAATTCAATTTGACCTTTTACAGTATCATTTGCAATAGTTTCAGTTGGGTCTGATCTAAATAAGATCGTTGATGAAAAAACTTTCTTTCCGGTACCGGAACCATCAAAGTCTGGATCAAATGCTAATGCACTTAATTCACCAATGTAATGACCTGCTGTAATTTTAACTTCATTACCACTGCCTTCAAAGCCACCGTAGTAACCGTTAATTGAAAAACCTGAAATGTTATCAGCAGTTGCACCGTTTAATCCGTTAACTCTAATTGCAGTTGACTCGTCTTTGTTGAATGCTTCAAGTACTGTTGAGTTTACTTCTAATTCGTTACTAACTTTAAAGTTACCTGTACTTGAAATAACTGAATCACTATTGTCAGCAAAGTCAAGCACACCATTGTACAATCTTACTATACTATTAACACCATCAACAAGTAATGATGAATCATCACCAAATACTGAACCTTTTAGATCAGTATTTAAGTTTGAAATAGCCGCACTGCCAAAATCTAAATTTCCTGGCTTCCATTGTGAGTTAGCATTGTCCCATACCAAGTATTGTCCTGCTGTGGGCTCGTCTGAACCTGATGTACTTACATCACCTAAACCGTCGATGCTACTACCTGATAATTGTGTAGCAAAGTTGAAACTTGCAAAGTCTTCGTCTGCTACTTCCCAGTTAGTTGTAGATGCATTGTATTTTAAAATTTTGTTATTAACAACACCTGTTGTATCAACATCTGTTAATGCACCAATAGTAGTTGTAAGGTTAAGTGTAGACGCTTCAAAACGTGCATTAGACGTATTCCAAGCAAGTACTTGTCCTGTTGCAGGTGCTAAAGAACTATCAACATCTGTTAATTTGTTTAATGATATTTGTGGGTTAACTGCAATACCACCGCTTGTCGCTCCGTCTCCAACGTATAATGTACCGTTTTCGCCGTTAATGTTTACTTTATCAGTTACCCAAATAGGTTCTGCAAGGGCAGGATTAGCGCCAGTCATCGCGCCTCTTTCTGCTGTTGTACCTCGTCTAATCTTAAGTGCCATACTTACCTACTCCAAATTTGTTTTGCTATTAGTATTTATCCAATACCATTTGTTTTGCTATAATGTATTTATTTCTTGAACCGTGCTTTTTTGAACAGGCTTTTAGTACCTTTTTGCACATCTTGTTTGATTTTTGCACTATCTACAGCAAAGTCTACATTACGGATTTTATCTCCGTATTCGTCGAATAGTTCGCGAATATCCTTCTCAAACCGCTTTTGGCTAAGTTGAGGTGTACATTCAATGAACCATTTTTTCCTATTGCTGAACGTTACTTCAATGTGCTGAAGGTATTCGAGTGGTATAGTTTTTACTTCTATGCCCTCGAATACTTCAGGCCAATGTTTGATAACGTCTGCAGGAAGTTTAAGCAGTTTCTTCCTCGGCATAGTTAGTCTATGCTTTTTTCTTTTTGGTCGGAACCAAGTCTTCAGCATCACGCCTTAACTGAGCCGCTTCTTTACTTAAACGGTCTGCTTGTGATCTGTAAGATTTTGCAAGGTCTTCGTCACTCATTACACCGTCAGCACTTGCTGGTGCCGCCGTTGCTTCATTAGACGGTGTACTTGCTGGTGCAGTAGTTGCCGTAGCAGTTGCAAGTGGCTGTGTATCGTCTTTAAGAGCCAAGTCAGCAATGCTAACACCTTTTTGTTCTGCAATAACCTTGTTTAATTCAGCAAGATTAATTGTGTCAGTGTTAGTAGGCATCATGTCTACGTCTGCTGTCGGTACTCTCATTAGTTTACCTGTTGAGTGGAAACGTGCTAACATAACACTACCGTCACTTAAACGTGTACGTGCCATTGCTTCTGCAAGTTCACCTGCGTCTTGTCCAGACGGTGATTCTACCAACTGCATTAATACATCGTGATCTGAATCAGTTAAGTTTTCAGTTGACACAATTAATGCATGTTCTGGATCATTAGGAAGGGTTCTGTATGCTACAGCCACCTTTCTTTTATTTGATTTTAATTTACCAATATGCTTAATAGCCATTATTTTTTCTCCATTGTTGCAGTAGCAGGAACTTCTCCGCTCATTGCCGCCGCCGCGTCTGCTCCACTAATAGGTTGTGCCGTTGCTGGAACTCCCTCTGGTGTTGCTGGTGCGTTTTGATCTTGTTGAGCTTTTTGTACTTGCTGAAGGAACATATCTAACTTATTGTAAGTTGTTCCAACTGCTTGTAATTCATTTGCTTTGAAGGCGCCACGTTGTGTAGCGATATCAATTACAGTTCTAATTGTATTGAGATCTTGAACTGTTAGATCTACTGGACCGCCTGTCGCTGGTGCCGTTGCCGGTGCTTCAGGTGATGCCGTTGCTTTATTTGTATCAGACATTGTCTTCTCCTTTGTTAACTTTTAATAATGTATATACTTAATTACTTATTTGTATTTCAAATGGGGGCATGCCAAAGCGAAATACGATAACTCTTTTGGATCTTCAAATCCAATTTTGAGTTTACTTGTCATTTCATTGCCTTCATTTACGGTAAGGTTTTTGCCTACATAAAAGCGACTTTTTAAGTTCGCCATTATCCAATTACTAATTGCCTTTTCTATATTATAATTTGGACTTATTTCCATGTACTCTAAATGCGAGCCTGGGTAATCCAATTTTCTAATATCAAAAAAGTTAAGCGGATTTGGTTTCATCTTCATAATGTGTGGTTACTCCAAATGGTGCTTCTAAGTTTTTATCATGATGACTGTGAATAACAAATACTGTATCACAGTAATCTTCATCACCCCATGTGTCCCAAGTATATCCATCTGTAAACATAATAAACTTCTTAGGTTGGATATCATTGTCTTTCATATAATTCCAGTTAGCCATAAAGTCTGTACCACCGCCACCATCGACTTTGTATGATAGCAAGTCATCATTGCCAGCATCGAAATCTTGTTCATTATAGATCTCTGTATCAAAGCACCATAGTTTAATTTTATAGTCTTGATACTGATCCATAATACCTTTGATCTCTGAAAGGAATATTTGTGCTTGTTTATTACTAATAGACCCTGACATGTCAATTGCAATACACAAGTCGATAGTTTCATCAAAGTTTAGTCCTGGAAGGATAGCACTTGTATGCCAAGCCTTACGTGAAGGACGAGTAAATGTATAATCATTTCTAATTGTACTTTGAATCTGTTGCTGAAGTAACTCTCTCCAGTTCATCTTAGGTTCAGTAAGTTCCTTAATCATACGTTCAATTTCTTTAGGCATATTACCTGCACCAGCCGCCTGTGCTGATTGTAACATACTGTCTTTAATTTCGTCACGTATCTTTTTAAGTTCTTCTTTACTGTATGAAGGTTTTTCAGTACCACCTTTGCTACCTTTAGATGACGGTGCTTTACCTTGCTTTTGATTTTCTTTATCCCAGTCAATATGTTCGTCAAGTAATTGACCTAATTGTTTTAATTCTTCTTCATCATACTTTTGAAAGATGTCATCATACACAGCCTCTGATGTCCAGTTGTCATATTTAAAGTCTTGGAAAATTGGAATGTCTTTAGGCTTTGTACCAATGCTATCTCTAACAAGTGTATTGTTTACAATGTAGTCTGCCGCGATATTATGTATCTGCGGATCTCTATCTTCTCTACGTGTCATATGATCATATACACAATGAAGTATTTCATGTGCAATAACAAATTCAACTTCTTTGTTAGTCATCTTAGCAAAGAACGGAACACTATAAAACAAGTGTCTGCCATCTGTTGCGGCAGTAGGACACCAATCACTTGCTTCTTTAATAATAAGTCTTGTAGCCATGTTACCAAAGAATGGGTGGCGTAACAACAAACCAACACGAGCAACCACAATACGATCTAATACTTCTGCACGAAGTTCGTCTGTAATTTCAATTTGTTCTTGTTGTTCTAATACGTCTGTTGTCATAGTGCCTATTCCTTATTGTTTATACTTACAGTATACAGTATTTAATATGATTTGTCAACCAAAAGATTGGGGTAGCATACCAAAATATACTACCCCAAAATAGTTTAAGAAGCCTGAGCGGCCGTTACATACTTGCCGAACTTTTCGTGGAACTCATCAAAACACTCTACTTCATCTGGATCGATTGGTAGTTGGTATTGTGTAAGTGCCAACTTGATACCCATTACAACTAATTCAGTATCAAAATTCGCCATAGCAAACTTTAAGAAGTTATTGACTTGATTGTCAAACGTCTTATCGTTTTTGTCGCTGGCTTCTTTAAGTTCATAGCAGAGCGAAACAGTTAAGGAATACATGGCACTGATTTCTCTTGTTTCTAACTCTGTTACTTTACCTTTCAAAATCTCCGATGGATTCGGAAGTTTTGATGCCATCTTACGATGGGCCATGAACTTCACTGCAAGGCCTTCGCCTACAGAACCACTAACTAAATCAGTAGTGGTATTCTCGTCATCATCATCTTCAAGTAACTCAGATACAAATGACCAAGAACGAGGTGTAGCAAATGAACGACTTGGGCTTTTTGGATCAAAGTCATACAAGTCCTTCTTGCTAAATGTTAAGTAACCCACAACGTCTGTGTGGATCTTGTTTTCAGTAGCCCACTGGAACCAATCGTCGAAATCAACTTTAAGTTCTAAGTGAACAAATCTATTTGCCAACGGTGCTGGCATTCTATATGTAACACCTTTGTCAGCATCTCTGTTACCTGCCGCTACAATAAGAACATTGTCTGGTAGTACATAAGTACCAACCTTACGGTTAAGGATTAACTGATATGCCGCCGCTTGTACAGCCGGTGCCGCAGAGTTCATCTCATCTAAGAACAATACAATGGTCTTATATTTTTTAGCCATTGCCGCATCTGGAAGTTCCATTGGCGGTGCCCATTTCATTGTATTATCATTTGCGGCATAATACGGCATACCTTTGATGTCCGTTGGATCCCACAATGACAAACGAATGTCGATAAGTTTTGATTTTTCAAAGGAATCAGTAATCTGACTTACAATGTCTGACTTACCAATACCTGGAGGTCCCCATATGAATAAAGGACGCTTTTTCTTAAAAGCCCTTAAGATACTTTTCTTAGCATCATTAGGACCAATTGTTCTTGTTGCAATGTTTTCCATTTTGTACTCCTATTTGTTAACTTCAGTGCCATACTTAATTTCTAAGTATGTATATATAATACACTCTCTATGACCAAAGGTCAACCATTATTTGTACTTTTTTTGAATTATTTTTGAATAAGGCTTACCAAAATAAGCCAGTAAAATCAAGGAGTTAGTTCTTCGTCGGCTCTTTTCAATGCTTTATTAAGGCCGTATTTCTTTACATCACCACTAAAAAGATGTAGTTCGAGTGCTTTCTTTTCATCAAATACAGTGATTCCTCTGTTAGTTAAGTAGTATGGACACGTAATAAAACGGTCTAACCAAATTACTGTATTAGTTGTAAGTTGAAAATCCTCTGGAAACGGAACATCATATGATAGTAAATCTAATTTTTCTGTAAGAAACATCATACCAGCATCTGTTAATCGAAGTCCGCCTTCTGATTTAACTCGTGTGTTTTGCCACCATGCTGGCATATACTGCTTCATGGTTGCTTCGTTAATGCTAATGTCTGCTTGTTTTAAGAAGACCTTTGTATAGGTTTCTTTCCAGTTCATTTACTTCTTCTTTGGCTTGGGTGGTGTAACTATACCTTCGCGAATTAATTTTTCTCTATTCGCCATATGTTTCATTTGAACTTCTTCTTTCGATCCGCCGAAGTATGCTACAGCATATCCCTCTTCAATAAGTATGTCAGTGCATCTTTTGTCGTCTGTGATAAAGTCTCCAAGGATTCTTCCGAATTTTCCTTTTTTGTCTTCTCCACTTCTGTCAATTTCTGTTTTGAGTATTTGCATGGATCCGATTGGTAACAGTTCTTTAAGTCTTGCTTTTGATGCGAGTCCAAATGCTTTCTCCACTTTATCACGTGTTCTGGATTCTGGAGTGTCGATGCCCATCATACGAACACGTTCTTTGTGCATCCACATGCCAAAGCCAAGATCGATATCAACGTCAACTGTATCTCCGTCTACTACTCTTAAAATTTTACATTTATATTCATACATATTATTTGCCCTCTGTGGTTACTTTTCCATCTGTAAGTTCCACAACAGTAAACTCGTCAGTATTAAATAAGTCGTTTAACTTTTTAGCAAGGTTGTGTGCATGTCCTGGATTACTAAAAGAAACTTTCTTATACTTAGGTCCTGGAAAACTTGATAATGAATTTTGTGTTTTTAGATTGAAAGGTTTTCCCTGATAGAAAACTGCCCAAATCGCATCAGCCGCGAGTATTTGATCTGACTTGTAAGTCTTCTTATCAATGTACTCCAACAATATTGTTGGTTTAGGTCTACTCATATACGTGTCCTTTATTATAAACTACGTATATATTTATCCTAATTCTCAGTAATTGTTATGTTGAATGCTGTCGTTATTCGCGGTACATTAGATTTTTGTACAGGAATACTGTGGTTTAAGTATGGTGCAAAGAATATCATATCGCCTTCTAAGGCATCTGCATTAATGACTTCTTTTGGCCACATTGTAGGTAGGTTATCTGTAATAGGTGTAGGAGCACTGCTACGTATGCCATTGCTTGATGGATTATAAAATATTGTAGGGCTATGATGTTCAGGATCGAACTTCACATAATGTACTGCACTAATTTGTATTGTTCTTGGACTTGATAAGTGATTGTGTGTTTCTCCCCAACCACCTTTACCTGTTACGTTATACCAAGCATCAATACCAACCTTCCAGTTGTGTGTATCTTTATACCCGTATTCGTTTAGGAATTCTTGTATTGTTGATTGATATTTAGGAAGAATGTCTTCCCAGTCTACTGGCCGAGCGCCTGAAAAATAATCACTGTATACATTGCAGAAATCGCAATTAGGACCTTTAACATTATATTCACTTTCTATGTTTGAAACGAAGAAACTCTTTAGTTCTTCTTGTTGCTTAACTTTTACCTTGTATATGTCTGTCGAAAACAAAGTTTGTTTTATCATTACTCTTTAAATCCACCACCGTCCATTTCGACGTTGACAATTTCAGAATCTTTTTCAACTGCCTTGGTAGCAATAAACTCTTCGATGTTACCAAGTAGTCGGGCATTGATTTGCCCTAATGTGAGTGCAAGTATTTTGGCATCGTCGAGTGTTAGTCTTACATCTTTAGCATTGCCTTGCTCGGCGGCTCTTACTTGCGAAAAAAACTTTTCTAAAGGTATAGTATTAATTGGATCTTTTTGCATCTGCATTTGCCTTTGAAAGTTCTGAACGCATTTCAAGTTCTGACTTAAATGGTCCTTTTGAAAAATAGTTTTCACATGTTACCATTTTAGGACAAAAACTTCTTACCCAACCTTTGTCAAATTTAATAATGTAGTAACCTGCACAATATAAACTTTTAGATTTTTTACTTTTTGTAAACAGTGGTAGTTTCTTTTTTACATCATACATACTGTTATGCGGTACACATGAAGTTGGAAAGCCATGTACTTCTTTATCTGCAACTTTTGTTTTGTTTGCATCAGAAATAGTTGTTTCCCATTCAATTGCAATCTCTTTAGATAAGTGCTTTTCGCTTTCGTAAAATTTTGTATGTGTGTTACAACAATACATATAAGTTTTATCTTCTTGCTTTGAAAGAGTACCAATACGTTCTCCGTCTTCTTCCACAATCCAAAACTTGCCTGCTACAATAGATTTTCCTTTAATAGTCATTTATTCCTCCTAATACTTCAGTTGTTATGACAGTTACGTCTAAACTTTTGTTTGCCGCCAAAGCCGCATATAATCTTGTTCTGCCATCGATAACATATCGACCGCTCTCTACTTCTACAATCAAAGGTGGACGACATGTCCCGGATTCTACTGCTTCAATAATAGGCTCTAAAGGAAACTCTCTTTCGCGATCATCACGTCGATCACGTTCTTTCTGTTCCCTTATATACACTTCTCTATACCCTTCTTTGCCACTTATATTTGTTAATGCTTTAACCATATAAGGGTCTTGAGGCATATTGTCTAAGTTATTTAACTTCAAAATATCATCAACCTGTATATTTTGGACAGGTAGTTTGCTTAACATCATACCAATCTTCTTGGCGGCATTCTCTCTTAAATGCTCTTGATGTGGAAAACCATTGCCTATATTCATAGGTATAGTTTTAACAAGATCTTGTACTGCTGGTTCTAAAGAACATATAAACTCATATGCGTCAGCATAATCTTCGTCCATTAGTTGCATACATATCTCGCATTTAAAGGTTCACTGTAACTTTGTACTTGCTCACCTACTTTAACAAGATCGTGTTTAGCACAAAACTTCATAAGTTTAATACCTACTTGTGTAATTGCTTTAGGCTCTACAGTAGCCTCTTTGATTACACTATCAATAATACTTCTAATTTCACTTGGCTGTGCAGTCAAATCACACAATACAACATTACGTGTGTAGTCGTCTAACACACGATGCTCTTCACCGTTATGATCTACCCAACGTTGTAACATCATGTTATTCCAGTTGTAGCCTTTACTGTCTTTATCTGCAAATGCTTCTGTTAAGCCTACCTTGTTCTTAGTACCTTTTACTCTAACACCAGGATAAGCACTAAACACGTTATCACTTGTGTCGCCTCGCATACACTTTTCAAACAACATAAATGCAGGATTAGGTGCAGGCTTCTCTGAGCCTGTCTTCTTATCTAAAACACGATTACCTTTCTTGTCAAAGTAACCTTCATGTGTAATTGTAATATCTTGTATACCGTTGTACTGTTTACAGTTAGGCGCAATCAATTGTGCAAAGTCACCGTCAGTACTAATAATAACATGATTGTCGTTAGGGTGTGATTGTACCCAACCAGCAATAAGATCATCTGCCTCAAGTTGCGGATTTTGTAATACAGAACAATTAGTCTTGTTTCCTACATAGTCCTTGAACTCATCAAAGCACTCCCAGAACACTTCATCTTCTTCTTGTTGTTGTGCAGTAGCCGCCGCACGAGCATCACTTCTATTTCTCTTGTAAGGCTCATAAAAGTCTTTACGCCAACTACGTCCTTCAAGACAAAATACAACATGAGTACCGTCAAAGTCTTGCCAAGCCTTTCTAACGCCAGCAAGTGTAATATGAAACGCCATACCAATCTTATCAGTAAGGTTACCTCTTATCACATGCCTTGCACGGAAAAAAGTGTTAGCAGTATCAACGAGTATGTAAGTTGCCATTAAGTTGTCCTCTTGTTAAATTATAGTATTATTATACTACTTTTTAGCAGTGTTGTCAACCGGTTTATTTGCTTGTGCTTGTGTTTTATAGTTCTCTTGGATTTGAGTTAACACTTCCTTGTTCATAAAAGGAATAGCATTCATTTCGTTAGCATCAAAACTTCCAGTCAAACGTAGGTCAAATGCTACACTAACTCTTGGATCTTTTGAATCATGTTCGCCTGTATAGTGTTGTGTACTACTTGGAAACATTACACAGCCACCTTTTTTATTTGGTAACCCAAGTTTTGATTCCGGATCATAACAACTTCTATAAAATGTTGAAGTTGAATAATCTTCTAAATGTATGTTACCACTCAAATAAGAATCTGGCTGAGCACCGTGTGAGTGTGGAGCCATTGCTTCACTTTGTTTAAGAATGTTTGCCCAACATACAATCTGCAAGTCTTTTAATTCAAGTTGTGCAGTTTGTACATATTCGATATACGAATATCTTAAGAATGTTAATAGTTCGCTAAATGCAGGATTGTCTTGTGAAAGTAAATTATACTTTCCAAAACGTGTAGTAATATGATCCTCACTTAATCCAGTACCTCCTGTTGAAGTGTACTCGTACTTTTCTAAAATATCTTTTTCGTTTTCTAAGATCCATTTTTTAATAGCATCTACATGCTCATGATCTGTCCAGTTAGTTAACCATAATGGAATATTCCAACTTGGTGCAAACTCAGTTAATGGGTGAAAACTTTTAATTCTTACGATTGACATTACTTAACCTCCGATTTATCTTTGCCTAAATTTTTAGTTTTAATAAATCCTGCTCCTCGATCTGTATTGTGACCTTCGTCCTCTAATACATTACGAGCAAGATCTTTAAACCACTGATCAACTATTTCTTCATTTGTTTCGCCAGTGTAACCAGCATCAAGTAGTTGTTCAATAAATTCATTATTCCAATCAAGTTCAAAGAACCCATTTCTAATGTTGTCTGCGTTAACTTGTGTATCAAGCACACCGACCCAGGGTTTCTTGTTTTTAGTTGCTTGTTTCTTTTCCTTTAGCATAATATCTCTATGCGAAAGTTCTTTATCTTTTGAGGCCGTTTTCATGCCCAACATGTCTTTCATTTTATCTAACATATATTACCATCCTGCCTTTCGTATTTTATCTGAAGGATCTTCAGTTTGATCCTTTTTGTTTTGTTTGTCTTTATTCATTTTATCAAGTTCCCCACGCATTTCCGAAGAGTGAAATGTGTAGTCTGGGGGTGAATCTCCATCCCCGCTCCATACACGCTTCAGCCACCTCTTTAACGTTGAGAACATATTCTTCACTACGTCCACCCAACGGCATAAGATATACTGGACACTCGACCCCGGCGCTCCTATACTCATCAACAGCTCTTGTAACTTCATCAAAATCTTTTTCAGTAGCGACAACAAACTTGAGATACAAGTTGCTATCAGTAACAGTAATATACTGTTTAGCCACATCAGGTTTAATAGCAGTTTCCCAAGGTTCTCCGCTAACTGAAAGTTTTGGGGAACAAGACCAAGTGACTTGGATTCTGTCTTGATTGTTGAGATAGTTGAATAGATCATCGTGTAAGTGTTGTGTAGTGTTTGTTTCAAATGTAACATTTTTTAAGTCCTGCATACGTGGATGCTCAAATAATTCTACGTACAATCGTTGCCACGCCAACAAAGGTTCGCCTCCTGTCATAATTAAATGGATGTCTTGACCGTTGTCCATAGTCCATTTGCCTTCTGGTAATAAACTTAACAAGTGTTCAACTACTTCGTCTACAGTTGCTTGTTTATTAAATTTCTTAAACTCAGGATAGATACTTGCATATGTATCACAGCCTGTATGTATAATAGGTAAGTCGTTAAATTCTTTTGTAGTTTCATGTACACCTGCATCAAGTAAGTCTTGCACTTCTTGATTGCGAATAATTCCAGCCTTTTGTTTTTCATCTCGCATCGGTTCATTTTCTAAACCAAAGTTCATACAACGAAAGTTACAACCAAATGTACGTAAAAATACACTTGGAACACCTACGTAACGTCCTTCACCTTGTACACTATAAAATGCTTCGCTATATCTAAGTTTCATGTCTATTTCCCACAAGCATATGATTGTTGAAGTTTAATGTTATCCATAAACTCTTTTTTAGTAGCCGCATCGTCTTTAAATGCACCTTTGAGTACAGTTGTTTGTGTAAGACTACTGTGTGCCTTTACACCTCTGTTTTCAACGCAACCATGTGTTGCTTGAACATAAACACCTAAGTGTTCTGCACCTGTTGCCTTTTGAAT